CCCCCTTTCTTCTCTCTCTCTCTTTCCTTTTATTCTTATTAAGGAGATACCTCTTCTCTTAGGCCGCCTGAACGCCATTCTCCCGGCGCCTGAACGCCGTTTTCCGCGCCGCCTGAACGTCCTGCACGCAGCGCCGCCATTTCGGCCTTGCTACAAAATGCTTTCCGGCTGCACGCGCGACAATGCCCCTCTCGTTCGATTTAAGGCGCTTTTCAGGCTGGACGATGAATCATAAGCGGTCGTGCCTTTCAGCGCGAAATTTGCCAATTTGGGCGAAAATTTTTATCCAACGACAGTGCGCCTCGACGCATGCCTGCGTGGAACGATTCTTGCATAACCAACTAGCCAAGTTAGTTAGATGAAAAAATATTTTTTGCCCGGAAAATGCCGACCGCGAAATTTTCCAGTCATAGCAAGGATAAATTGCCGATTGGAGAAATTTGACCGCGCCTTGACATTGCCCGACGGTTTCAGTATAACATTGATGAAAAGGGGCAAGGAAAAATTTTTTGAGGCGAGATTTTCATAGGTTTTGCCGGATACGCGACATCAAAGGAAATTTGCTAATTTGCTAAAAATCTCCGTAAGTTGACATCTTCCGACAAATAAATATAGTTTTTTCGACAGGGGGAAATCGGGAAGGCCTTGGGGAAGTCCTTCCAAAACTAACAAGAGTATTGATATTGCTGGAAAATTGGAGGGTTGCGATGTCTATTTCAAGAGAGATCACCGATTTTTTGAGGAGCACCCGCTACCGTGTGGCCGACCTGGCCCTGGAAGCGGGGGTCAGCCGCGAGCTGGTAGGAATGCTCAAGAGGCGCGTCAAGCTGACCTGCTCCGAAGCATCCGCTGAAAGGATCCGCAGCGGGATGCGCCGTCTGTACAAGCAATGGCGCATCCAGGAAGGCTGCGGCAATGGCTAAGCGGGCCGCCGTGACTTTCAGGACCGTCCGCGTGGACACCTGGGAGGATGAATGGTTTGGAGACCTGCCCGCGCCGGAAAAGGTGGTTTTCCTGTACCTTTTCACCTCCCCGAAAGTCAGCCATCTGGGCGTTTTTGCTGAGATACCGTACCTGCCTCTGCGCCATAATTCTGGCCTGAGCAGGGAGGACGTGGACAAGGTGCTGGAAAAGTTTCAGCGGGACGGTAAAGTTGTCATTGACGGGAAGGCCTTGTGGATAGTGAATTTCATAAAGAACCAGACCACGAGCCAGGCCGCCAAGACCGGCATGCTGCTGCACAGGCAGCGCGAGCTGGCTGCCCTCGAAAGCGAAAAAATCAGGGCGGAAATCGTGGCCAGGTATCCTGAGCTGGCCGCGACGGACGGCCAAGAGCGCGAGGCTGAGACGGAATTCACGGCCTTTTGCAGGGAGATCGGGCAGGATGACCCTGCCAAGGCGGGTGCGGGGCTTGAAAAGGCGGCCCAAGGGATGGACGCCGAGGAGGTTAAGAAGGCGATCGAGTGGGGGCTGAATGGCGGGTCGGGCGGGTTTTGGAAGAAGGGCCAGCTGAGAAACCTGGCCCGCATGAAGGCGAGCACGCTTGAGACGCTTGTTACGCAGTATCAGTCTGACAATGACGCAAACGCTGAGCCGGATGCAGTATCGATGCACGATATCCTGAAAACGGCTCTTGGAGGGTAGAAAAATGGCTATGAAGAAGGACGCGTCCCAAATCAAGGAACTGTTGTTAGAACACCTTGAAGAAGTTGCCGAGGAGCTCATCCCTGCATCGGCGGGCGGACACAGGGAAGGCGGAGAGTGGTGCGCGGATGGCCTCTCTGGCGGCGACGGCCAGAGCTGCCGCATGGTGCTGGATGGCCCAAACCGTGGCATGTACAAAGAGTTCGCCGAGGGGGATAAGAAGGGAGACGTTTACTGCTACATTCAGGATATCCTGTCAGCAAAGACAGGCACGAAATTCTCATTCCGGCAGGCTTTGGACTGGGCGGAAAACTACTTGTCGAACCGGGGCTACATAGCCTCCGAAGGGATCAGCACGCACGCCGAGAGCGCGCCGGCAAAGGACCCGAATGACGTGGAACTTTCATGGGTTTTCGGCGATAAGCACCCAGAAAAGCTAGTTCTACAGCCCCTTTCGGACGAAACCGTTTCATGGTTTGCCGAAAAGCGTCATATTTCAAGGCAAACACTTGAGGAAGCTGGGGTTTGCGACGGCATCCTGTACGGCCACAGGCGCATAGTCATGCCGTATTTCTGGCCTGGTGTCGTTGATTCCGAGGGGAACCCGAAGCCCGTGGGCGCGAAGGTGCGTAATTTCGAGAACAAAAAGTTCTTCATCACACCCGCGTCTGAGTCCTATGCCGTGCCCTATGGCGCGCACCTCGTTCCGCCTGATGCGCGCACGATAGTCCCGCTTGAGGGCGAGATGGACGTGCTGGCAATGCTCGAATACGGCCTGAAATTTCCGTCTGTTTCCGTTCCCATGGGCGCGAATGGCCAGGGGGCGTGGGTGACAAATTCGTTCGAGTGGTGGCAGGGGTTCGAGAAGATCATTTTCGCTTTCGACAACGACCCGGCCGGCGCGGCGGGGCGGGATGCGCTGATACGCCGCCTGGGCAGCCATCGTTGCTGGATAGCCAAATGGCCCGACGGCGTAAAGGACGCTAACGAAGCCTTAATTAAGGGCATTGACATCAACGCGGTCATTGACGGCGCGCAGCGATACAGCCCGCCGGATTTGAAGCTTTCAACAGGATACGGGATGGATGCCCTCGAAAAGGTCATGGCCTACATCGAGACGCCAGATGAAAAGAAGGACGCGCTGCTTACCGGCGAGGTACTTCCATGGCAGACGAAAGACCAGAAAATCCGCCTTGTTTCCGGACATGTTACGGTCTGGGTGGGTCCTGAGGGCACGGCAAAGAGCAAAGCGGCCTTGCAGAACGTGGCTTTTTCAATGACGAATGGTGGGAAATGGTGCGTTGCAAGCCTCGAGATGCCGCCGGAGGAATACCTGGCCCACTTCAACCTGCAAATGTTCGGAAATGAGGATTACGTTAAAATCAAGGCGCACAAGGAAGAAGCCAAGGCGCATATCAGGGAGATAATGCCGTATATTTTCGAAAATATGACGGTATATGTCAGGCCCGAAAAAGATGTATGCTCTATGGAAAATATCCTGAACGCAGCCGAGTTCAGCATGCGCCGGTACGGTACGGATCATCTCCTGATCGATAATTTTACTAATTTAACCATAGACCTCGACGATTATAATGGCCAGAAAAAAGCAATGGACATGCTCCACGATTTTGCGATGGATACTCAGATGCAGTGCCATATCGTCTGCCATTCCAGAAAAACTTCTTCCTCTGTCAGGGGCGACGCCTTTCCTGCCGCGCCTCCGACAAATAACGAGATTTTCGGGTCAAGGTCGATCTCGGCATTAGCCCAGAATATCATCGCGGTTTGGCGAAACTTCCCGAAAGAACAATTTATGACCCGGATCAAGGCCGAAGGCCTGGTCGACAAGAACGGCCGGCCTGACCGCCGGCTCTATGCCGAGGAAAAGGAATTCAAGGAAGATAATGCCAAATATGAGGAGTACCTTAAGGCGCCGGACGAAATACTCAGGACAAATAAGTGGCGCGGCGACGCCCTGGCCGAGTCTGGGATCGAGATCTTCCTTTTGCGCTGGAGCGGCCTCTGCAAGCGGTTCGAGCGGATTGATACCGAGGTTTTCGATTCGTACATCTCCAGGTTTGAAAGGATTCAAAAAGCTTTGAATACCACCGAGGGGCAGGGAAAATGAGCACTTCTGCCGTTATCACCGTCATCGGCCGCTTAGGGTCTGACCCTGAGCGGTCAACAGACGGAAGGTCCGTGCGCCTGTCTGTATGCGTGGACGGGCAGGCAGGCCCGCTGTGGTTTGCCGTGGCGGCCTGGGGGCAGACCGCCACGGCATGTGAGCAATTCCTGAAAAAAGGAGGGTTGGTACAGGTCATCGGGGCTTTAACGGCCGGGGCATATGTTAATGGCCGTGGGGAAGTAGCTCCTCGATTGTCTGTTAATGCTTTTAATATAACATTTTTGGATTCGCGTCAACAACATTCTGATATTTTTTCTGAAGAAAAAAAGATGGTGGCCGAAAAGGCCGCCCCGGCCCAGGCGTACGTGCCAAAAGTGTCTTTCGCCCGGCCATCACAGGCCCGGCCTGAACCGGCGCCTGAGCCGGCGCCTGAACCGGAACCCGCGCCTGCGCCCGTGCAGGCCGAGGCCAAAATTCCAGCTGATTTTTTAGATGTTAACCTTTGGAACGAGGTGAAGTGATATGACTATATCAAAAAGGGAAATGATCAACCGCCTGCACAGGGCTTTGGTCAACTGCGGCAAGGCCAGCGACCTCAACAAGACGGAGATCTCACATATCATAGATACGTATGCGACGCTGATCGGTACCATCCTGCTGAACGGCCAGAGCTACCGGCTTGGAGACATAGGCACGCTCTCTACCGTTCGTCGCAAGGCCGGGCGGGTGCGTATCCCGAAGACGGAGACTTTCGTGGATATACCGGCCAAAACAAAAATCCAGGTCAAGGCGGCGCCCGGGTTTTCCGCGCTCTTGAACGCTGAGGAGGCATAGGCATGGAAACGGTGACTCTGTATGACGTGGCCTTGTCGCTCCAGGCCCGCCGTGGGGATGCTTTTTATGCCCTGCAAAGGATGGGCGTGCAGCCTTCCGGCGGCGAGGAGGATTTCCGGACGGACGCGGTATACTACTATGACAAGGTGCAGGCCGGGAAGGCCGTGGGGCTGCTGCTGGACAAGGAGGCAGCTATCAGGAAATTCTTGTGGACGGCCGAGCTTGGGCGCGACATCCTCTCCGTGCACGGCGTTGCCGCCCTGTATGGCCTTCCCGGCGACGATATTGAGGTAGAAAACCTACTCAGGCAACAAGGGGTTGACCCGATCTCTTCCCCGATTTCCCTGGCCCCGATCCGGTATCTAGGCACATTCTGGTACAGGGCGGGCGAGCTGCATGGGATCTTCACTTCCTTAATCACGCTATCTGACTGCAAGCTGTGGCTGGGCGAAAACGCCCGCGACATACTTCAGCGGGCGGGGGTTGACAGCGATACCGGCCTATATAGCCGGGAGGCCGTTATGAAGGCTATCCTACACGAGTGCGAGCAGGCGGTTGCTGCGCGCCGCGTCTAGGAAATCGGCATACCACTGCATCATTTGCTTTCTTTCAGGGAGGTACGAGGCACGGTTATATGCGGCCCGGACGGCGTTCTGGTCAATATGCGAAAGCTGCATCTCAACCACGTCCGGCCGCCAGCCGTGCTCGTTCAAGACTGTAGAGGCGATGCTGCGGAAACCATGAAAACACATCTGGCCCTTGCCGTATCCTAAATATCTGATTGACAGGGCCAACCCGTTTCTTGAAATCGGGCCGCCCGTGCGACCGGGAAAGATCAGGCCGGAAACGCGCGGGATCTCCTTCAGTATCGATATGACCTGCGTTGAAAGAGGTACGATATGCTCCCTGCCCATTTTCATATGCTCAGCCGGAACAATCCAAAGGCCGTTTTCGAGGTCGATTTCCTCCCAGGTTGCCAGCCGGATCTCGCGGGAGCGCAGAAAGACGTACGGCGCGATCTTGAGCAAGTTCCGGAGTGCCTCGGAGCCTGGATAGTTCTCGATGCGTCTGAGCATTTCTCCTATGCCGTCCGCGTCAAGGATGGCCGGCCTGTGGGCGTGGGAGGCCGGGGCAAGGGCGGAGGAAAGGCGCGCCGCCGGGTTTGCGGGTATCCTGCCTGTCAGGCGGGCGTACTCGCAGATTCGGTCAACCAGGCCGGCAATGCGGTGCGCCAATTCGCCAAAGCCTTTTTTCTCAATGTTTTTGTAGAGCCTGAAAAGGTCTTGCGTCTCGATTTCGGCGATGGCGGTTTTCCCTATTTTCGGGAAAACATGTTTTTCAAGCCTGCGAAGGACGCGCTCACGGTACGCGGCGTTCAGGCGCGTGGTTTTGCGGGCGAAAAATTCCAGGGCGACGCTCCTGAAAGCCTCGCCGCGCCCGCCCTTCCTCTTTGCCGCGGACGGGTCGATGCCCTCCCGTATCCATTTTTTGACCTGTACCGCGGCTTCGCGTGCCTCCGCGAGGGACAAACCATTTATATATGGCCCCGCCGTGTAGCTTTTCCGAATGCCCTTGTACCTGTATTCTATACGCCAAATCGCGCTTCCGGCGGGGGTCAGATGCAGGTAAAGGCCATCGCCATCGCTGAGAGGCGTGCGCGCCCTTTCAGGCTTCCCGGGCGTTTCGACGCGGGCCTTCAATGCATCAGATTTCGTCGTCCACTCGCGTTTTTCCGCGTCATAACGAAGGCTTTGAAGCCCGCCGGTAGTGAGCGTTCCCATGCTGCTGCCTCCTCTTTTTTACTGTCAGCCATACTGTCATTTCGCGGGTATCGCACAGCTGTTGCCTTTTTGCAACCGGAAAAAATTTTTTGGACGATTTTTGCAAAAATGGCTGTTTTTCCTTGCTATGCAAGGAAAAGGTTGTTTTGCGAAATTGTTTGACACGACCAAAACTTGGTGTATATTTTTCTTGTGGGCGTCCTTTTTTGGGACGGTAGCAGGAAACGCAACTATTTGATTTCTTTGGGTTGGTTCAGGTTTCAGGCGGCATGATACTGCCGTCCATACTGTCAAATTTGCTGCCCCCTTGGGGAAGGAGGGAACAAAAATGGCCGATTTCGTGCATTTGCATGTCCACACAGAATATTCGCTGCTTGACGGCATGATCAGGCCAAAAGACCTGTGCCGGAAAGCTGTTGAAATGGGAATGCCGGCAGTGGCAATAACTGACCATGGTTCCATGTCAGGCGTCGCCTATTTCGCAAAAGCCGCAAAAGAGGCTGGCATCAAGGGCATTTTCGGTTGCGAGGTCTATACGACGACTAACATGGACCCCGAAAAGAAATGCCCTGAGCGCTGGCACTTGATCCTGCTTGCTCAAAACCAAACAGGCTATCGAAACCTCCTCAAGATCTCATCGGATGCGTACACGAAGGGCTTTTACAGCAAGCCGCGCACGGATTTCAAAGAACTTTCCGCGCATTCAGACGGGATAATCTGCCTGTCAGCCTGCATAGTAGGCGAGGTGCCTCAAGCGATCCTTGAAGGCGATATGTCAAAGGCGAAGTCAGTCATCGAAAGGTATGCGAAGGCTTTCCCGGGCCGGTACTACCTCGAAATCCAGCCGAATGGCCTGCCTGAGCAACTCAAGGTCAATGACGCGCTCATCGAGCTGAGCCACGAAACCGGCGTTCCGCTTGTTGCCACGGCTGACTGCCATTACCTCGATAGGTCCGATTATGACGCGCATGAGGCCTTGCTCTGCATAGGCACGAAAAAGACGCTTTCTGACACGGACCGGCTGTCTTTCGTCAATGAGTTTTACGTCAAGACGCCCGGCGAAATGGAAACGGCTTTTGGCGATGACGTTCCCGAAGCGCTTGAGAATACTGTTGCGATTGCAGAGCAGTGCAACGTAGAAATTGAGATGGGACGGCATTATTTCCCCGTTTATGCCCTGCCCGAAGGCGTTTCCGCCGACTATGAGTTTGAGCGGCTGGCACGGGAAGGCCTTGAAAAACGCATTCACGACGGCGACATCCCCGAAAGCGACCGCGATGCCTACGTCCAGAGGCTTGAAACGGAAATCAAAGTCATCAAGGAAATGGGGTTCCCCGGATACTTCCTGATCGTCCAAGAATTCATCAACTGGGCGAAAAGCCGTGGAATCCCTGTAGGGCCAGGCCGCGGCTCGGCCGCCGGGTCGCTTGCAGCCTACGCGCTTAGAATTACCAATCTCGACCCCATTCCGTACAATTTGTTTTTTGAGCGTTTCTTGAACCCGGAACGCGTATCCTTGCCAGATATAGACGTTGACTTCTGCCAGCTTAGGAGGCCGGAAGTCATTCAGCACATGAAAGATCTGTACGGCGAGGATCATGTAGGCCAAATCAGCACGCTCAGCACGCTCAAGCCCCGGCAGCTGATTCGGGATACCGGGCGGGTTTTAGGCCTGCCGTTGCCGGATGTGGACAAGATTGCGAAGTCCGTGCCGGAAGAAACTGGGATTTCGCTGAAAAAATGCTTTGAAACTAAGGATTTCGAAAAGTTCAGGGAAAAATACCCGCAACTTTTCGAGATCGCCGTATCTTTAGAGGGTCTGTGCCGGAATCAATCGACACACGCCTCCGGGATAGTTGTTTCAGACGTGCCTCTTGTTGAAAGAGAACCGATATGCGTGCGCGAGAAGAAGGCCATGGCCGCTTTCGACGGGCCGATGACGGAGGAGATCGGCCTTGTCAAATTCGACTTCCTGGGATTGATAAATTTGACGATTATGGATCAGGCGCTCAAAAATATCACCGAAAACGGCAAGGCCGCGCCTGACCTTGACCGCGTTCCGCTTGATGACCCGGCCATATATGAGCTGCTGTCAGCCGGTGAGACGGACGGGATTTTCCAGCTCGCAAGTTCCGGCATGCGGTCATACCTCGCGCGCCTGCGCCCCACCTGCTTCGAAGACCTGATCGCCATGCTGGCCTTGTACCGCCCGGGGCCGCTCGGGAGCGGTATGATCGACACCTTCATACGCCGCAAGCACGGGGAGGAGGAAGTCTCATATTTCGGCTTGGACGCGCTCCTTGAGCCGATCTTGTCACCAACGTACGGCGTCATCGTCTATCAAGAACAGGTCATGCAGATCGCGCGGGCAATGGCCGGATATACAATGGGCGGCGCTGATATCCTGCGCCGGGCGATGGGCAAGAAGAAGCCCGCCGAAATGGCCAAGCAGCGGGAAGTTTTTGCGGAAGGCTGCCTGAAAAACGGCATTGCCGAAGATAAGGCCATGGAAATTTTCGACCTCATGGAGAAATTCGCGGCCTACGGGTTCAACAAAAGCCATTCGGCTGCGTACGCCCTTGTGGCCTACCAGACGGCGTACTTGAAAAAATACCACCCGGCGGAATTCATCGCGGCCGCGCTCTCGCATGAGAAGGATTCCGAAGTTTCGATCGGCATCATGGATTACGCCCGCCGTTCAGGCGTTGAAATTTTGCCGCCATCGCTGGCCGAAAGCGGGTGGGGCTTTCACGCCTACGGAGACCGGGTGAGATACGGCCTGGGAGGCATTAAGGGCATCGGTGAAAAAACTTTCGAGGCACTCGAAAAAGCCCGCGCTGAAAAGCCATTTGAAAACCTGTTCGACTTCGTGCGCCGTACTCCGCGCATCAAAGAGCCGGATATCGAAACTCTCGTCAAGTCAGGCGCGTGCGACTGCTTTGGCGTGCCGCGGGCGCGGATGCTTGCAGCGCGGGAGAGTCTGATAAAGGCCAAGGCATCGGCAAAGACGAAGCGCGGGCTTGCCGCCCTGCCCCTTGTTGACGGTGGCATAGGCCTTCAAGGCGCATGGGATAACCATAAGCCGGAAGGCCAGGCGCGGCGGATGCGCTGGGAGGTTGATATCCTTGGCCGCTGCCTGACCGTTGACCCGCTTGCCGCCGTGCCTTTTGAAGCTGCCCGGCAGGAATGGATGAGCATACGCGATTTCGAGGAGGCAGATTTCGAGGACCGCCCGGCCGTGGCCGAAATCTGCGCTATAGTTGACAAGGCCAGGACGATCAAGACAAAAGCCGGCCGCGCCATGGCCTTTGTGACAGTCTCAGACGGTTCAGGACGCGCCGAGGTAACGGTTTTCCCGGATATTTTTGATGAAAAGCGGGGCGTTTTGAAGCCGGGGTCAGGCATGCCGATCGTCATCTATGCGAAAATCAGCACGTACAAAGCCAAAGAGGAATACGGAAATCCTGACCTGCTGAAATTGGAAGCTATCAGGATTTCGACCCTTGAAGAAGTCGCCGCCCTCTCGCCCGATCCGATCACGATCCGTATCCCTGAAGGCATGGCGACGCCGGAAAATTTGGCCGCCCTACACGAAATCTTGACGGAAAATCCCGGGCAGATTCCCGTCATTTTGCGCACAAGCCTGAACGGGCGTGAGCTTGCGCACGAATCCGGCCTCCTGTGCGCCCCCGGCCTTGAGCTGTATTCTGCCGTGGCGGCGTGGCAATCAGACTGCAAGGAGGCAAAGTGAAATATTCCAGTTTCGATGACATTTTTTCAGCCGTCCGCGCGCGCTTTGAACATGCGCGCGCGGCGCACCCGGACTTCGCGCAGGGGCGTTTTCACGCCCTGGGTTTTCTAGGGGAAGAATATGGCGAGGTCACGCGGGAGCTTACAAAAGGCCTGCCCGGCTGGGAAGACCGGGCCGATAGCGAGCTTATAGACTTGATCGTCGTGGCAAGCCGCATGCTGCTGCGGCATCATGAACACGGAGGGTTTGATTATGGTACGGGGTCAAAATGATCAGGAAATGGTAGGGGCCGGCGTGAAATTCGAGCGCATCCGCCGTATCACGGGGTACCTCGTGGGCGATATGAACCGCTGGAACAATGCAAAGCGCGCCGAGGAGCATGATCGCGTAAAGCACGGCCTGGGAGGGAATCATGCCAGCTCAAATTAAGAAAAGAGACGGCTCGATAGTCGCTTTTGACGCGGGCAAGATTTTCACGGCGATCCAAAAGGCCGCCCAGGCCGTAGGCGGGATGACGGATGCGGACGTTCAGGCGGTGACAGATGACGTGGTTGCCGGCATCGGCGATGAGCCGACGGTCGAGGGCGTGCAGGACGCCGTTGAGCTGACGCTCATGCGGCGCGGCTTCCCGGCCGTGGCCAAGGCGTACATACTCTACCGCTCAGAGCACGCCCGGATACGCGACACGCACGACTTTTTGATGCAGACGTACAAACGTCTGACTTACGCCGATGCGACGGACATAGACCTCAAGCGCGAAAACGCCAATATCAACGGCGATTCGGCCATGGGGACCATGCTAAAATATGGCTCCGAGGGGTCGAACTTCTTTGTAAATAACCATATTTTGCCGAAAGATATTGCGGACGGCCATATATCAGGTGATTTTCATATACATGATAAAGATTTTTACATGCTTACTGAAACATGCTGCCAAATAGATTTGCTGAAATTATATGAAGGGGGATTCCACACTGGCCATGGTTTTTTGCGCGAGCCGAATTCGATCGGCTCCGCCGCCGCCCTGGCCTGCATAGCGATCCAGGCCAATCAGAACGAGATGCACGGCGGGCAGAGCGTTCCGCATTTTGATTATTGCATGGCTCCGTATGTCAACAAAACTTTCAAGAAGGAATACCGGGACGCGTTTTCGGAATACATGTCGTTGAAATATCGCCATACTATCTGGGATTATCCTTCATACGATGGCTTGCTTGAAAAAATAGTCAATGAAATTACCGTCGATAATAGATCCAGTATTGACATTGACCGGCGCGAATATGCAATCTGCCTTGAGAAAGGTAGCGAGGTCAGGCGGGCACACGAATACGCGCAGGCGCGGGCGTTCGAGCGGACGAACGCGGCCTGCCACCAGGCCATGGAGGCCTTGATACATAACCTGAACACCATGGCCTCGCGCGCGGGGGCGCAGGTCCCCTTCAGCTCTCTCAACTACGGCACGGACACCTCCACCGCGGGCCGCATGGTCATTAGGAATCTCCTGCTGGCCACGCAGGAAGGCCTGGGCGATGGCGAGACCCCGATTTTCCCGGTGCAGATTTTCAAGGTCAAGGATGGGGTCAGCTACAATCCCGGCGACCCGAACTACGACCTATTCGAGCTGGCCATTGCCACATCTGCCAAAAGGCTATTCCCGAATTTCACCTTCCTTGACGCGCCGTTCAATAGGGCTTTCTACACGCAGCCAGGCGATTGGGATAATGAAGTCGGGACGATGGGATGCAGGACGAGGGTCATGGCCAATGTCTATGACCCGAGCAGGGAAGTCACATGCGGCCGGGGAAACCTGAGCTTTACCACCATCAACCTTCCCCGCATAGGCATCGAGGCGCATGGGGACTGGGACCGGTTTTTCGAGATTTTGGACGACAGGATGGACATCGTTTTCAGGCAGCTCAAGCACCGGCTTAAAATCCAAGGGAAGCGCAAGGTCAGGAACTATCCTTTTCTCATGGGCAACGGCATCTGGCTTGACTCTGAAAAGCTCGGCTGGGATGACGAGATCGGCGAGATCCTGAAGCACGGAACCCTGACCGTGGGCTTCATCGGCCTGGCAGAGTGCCTTGTGGCGATGACCGGCGCGCACCATGCGGAAAGCGAGGACGCGCAGGAATACGGCTTGCGGGTCATCAAGTACATGAGAGGGCGCTGCGACGAGGCCGCCCGGACTGAAAGGCTGAATTACAGCCTCCTGGGCACGCCCGCCGAGGGCCTCGCCGGGCGCTTCGTGCCGCTTGATCGAGCGCGCTACGGGGTCATTCAAGGCGTTACAGACAAAGATTACTATACCAATTCGTTCCATGTTCCGGTGAACTACCCGATCAAGGCCTTTCGAAAAATCCAGATCGAGGCCCCTTATCACGCCTTGACCAATGGCGGCCATATCACCTACGTGGAGCTTGACGGCGACACCAGCAAGAACCTCCAGGCCTTCGAGAAAATCGTGCGTTACATGCACGACCAGGGCGTGGGGTATGGCAGCATTAACCACCCCATTGACCGAGATCCGGTCTGCGGCTATACTGGCGTCATAAATGGCGTCTGCCCCCGATGCGGCCGCCGTGAAGGGGAGGCTATACCTAAAGCAAAACTTGAAGAAATCCGGCGCAAGTTTGGCCGCCGGTAAGACATGATTCAAAAGCCCCTGTTTCAGGGGCTTTTTTAATGCCGGTTGACCGTATCGCGGATCAATTTCTGGCTATGAAAAAATGACATGGCCAAGCTGGTCGAGGCGCTACGGGGCAGGATACGAGATGCGAGAGCGCGGCTTTTTAAAAACTTTGGAAAATCGATTTCGTCCTTTTATATCAAGCTTTCCTTGAATCAAATGCCCGAAAAAACGGCTTTTGCCAATTTCTGGACATTTTTTACAGATGCGTGAGAGAGGCGTTTCCGCCCCCGAAAATGCACGCGACAAATCCTTTGGTGATAAGGCTTTCAGGCGCATGCCTCTGAAACCCGCGAGAATGCCCCATACGGGCTTCATTTTTCAGGCGATGGATTATACGGCCAAGGGTCATTTCGTTCAAAATTCGCCAACGTCGGCGAAAATTTTTTCCAACGACGACGCGCATCGACCAGGCACGGAATTTGCATAACCAAGTTGGTTAGCCACTAAGCAAAAAAGAGGCCGGGGTTTCAGCCCCGGCCTTCAGGTTTTTACTCTACGCCGACGATATCGACGTACTGCTCCTCTGTGATTTCGCCGCTGTCAACCCTGCGAAGAAGCTCGGCCTTGACCGCGGCCTTGCGCGCGGCCGGTACTTCGGTCCATACCTTTGTTCCGGCGACAAGCCGGTTTGCCCAAATCTTATCCATGGCTTACTCCCTCCCCATATCGATTTCGCAAAGTGCATCTTCCAAAGCCGCGACCTGGTCGCTTACGTCCAGCTCGCACATAGCATCTTCAAGCGCGGCCAGGTCGGCCTTGTGATCAGAGATTTTGACCCTCTGCCCGACCTCGTCAAAAAGGAATTCGCCGCCTTCCACGGGCACGATTTTCGCCAGCTGCGCTCCACGGACAGCCGGCTTTCCTTCGAGGGCGTATACCGTTCCGCGTACTGCCACGGCCTCGGCCGTCTCCTCGTCTGTCACAACCCATGCCCCGGTCAAGGCCTTTTTGCGCACGAAACGGGGCTTGTCGCACAGAGCTAAGACCTTGCCCATTGAAATAATTTTATACATTTGCTGCCTCCGCCTTAGTTTCAATTGAGATTTCGACGTTCACGGACGCCGCGATTTCTTTCAAGACATCAATCTCCTCGTCAAAAAAGTCATCGTTGAACAGCCAGAACTCGTCAGATTTCTTGTATTTTTCCCACCGCGTACACAGGGTTTTCAGCTCCTCGTCTGAAAAACGCTGCCTCGCGGGACGGCCGTGCAGGTCGCTCATCCTGCGCCGAGGGGCGTATGCCAAGGCATACGTCAGGTCCCCGCGCTCAAGGCCGCGCCCGTCATCGTCCCGCGCGAAATGCTGCTTGCCCACGAGCGAGCGGGCGGCGCATATCACGCGCCCGCCCAGCCCGAGGAAGCCTCCGCGCCTTTCAAGCCTGTCTCCTCTGTGCAAGGAGACAGGCTCTCCACGCATATCAACGCCGGAAAAGTCGTGATGACAAACGTACATCATTAGCTCGCTTCCTCCGCAAGCCTAATGACAGGCGAAATCGCCTGCGGGTGCCCTGCCTGCGCGCTTGTTTTCGAAACGACGAACTTATTGCCGAGCTTGTAGCAGTTATCGTTGCTGTCCCAGACTGGGTTGACGGCCGGGCTGCGTAGCATGATCGCTACTGACATGCTGCCCAAAACGGGTAAGATCCCCGGGGAGCCTTCCGGCCTCATCGGATACCACGTATCAGACGACGTGTACCACCAATAAGTGGCAAAATATCCTGCGCGCCACTTAACTGCCCCATTAGCATAGTACTCATATTGTTCTTGATATTCCTGCTCGCCGGGGTTAGACTGAGATATAGTTCCGTATAATTCATATTCGGACGGAGCTATCATATATTCCTTAGTTTCCGTAACATGGCTAAGAATATCTTCATATTGCTCGCTCTGAGACATAGACCCCATGAATTGCCCATGTTGGTCGGTCATATTCTCATAATCTACGGCATCTCCCATATTGTCGGTATATACATACATCTCCGACATAACTGCCCGTAGTTCCTGCGGGAGGCACGACATAAGCGAATTCGCAACCGGCGAGCTCAGGGCAGAACTCGACGGCGTGGACCCGCTCTTGTCGCGTGGCAAAGCTGTAGTATCGGACTGGTTGGTATCATACCCCGATGGTGCCGTATCAGTGCTGCCTAACAGCCAGTACCTGGCATCGCAAGCCTCCCAGCCGCCAGCGTTATGCGAGCCGGTATAGCTAGATGGGTCGGGATCACGATTATTCATCAAGAACCGAGCATAGCTTGAGTCATATTCCTTCGGGTCCCCGCCGGCCGGGCAGTAAGCCGGCCGATTGACGGTGTATTCCCCGATCGTTATCGTGTCCTGGAAATTACCGATCGATACATCAGGCCCGTTTACTAGCGCGATATCAATCGGCAAGGGGTCGAGACGGATTCCATTTTCGTTGATGACCGTCTTATAGTCGACCGTAAACCCCTGCAGGTACACGCCCGCGTGGTGGTTAATCTCGAACGTCACTATTTTCAGGCCATACCCGTCGCCTGTCCCGCCGCCGGGCGTCGTCTTGTCATTGTCCGGGTTGGGGCCGTGGTTGTCAAAAACCCCATTCGTGACATGGTATCCGAGGTATCCGCTCAGCGTGACTTTTTTGACATCGCCGATGTCCCAGACATTCTGAGCGATACCCCGGCTGCCTATATCTGAGATTTCGGCCCATGAGTTCTCCTCAAGAACCGGCGAAACGGGCAGGTATGATACGTCGACATCGCTCCAGTCGCTCCAGCCGTAAGTAACACCGCGCTGTCTGACACGGAGTTTATAGCTATGCGTGCTGTCGAGATTGTAGATCGTCAAGTCGCCGGTGTTCAGGGTCAGGCTGCTGCTCTGTTGGCTGAAAGTGTGCACCGTCGTTCCTGCCGTGTCATCAAAAATCTGGACCTGCATTTCGTCCTGCGTATCAGCGTCACCCTCGCATTCGAACTGATATACCTCAACAGTCACGCCGGCCTTGAAAATATAATCGCCATATCCCGGCTCCCTGATCCACGGGGCGCGGATGTAGGGTCCGCGGATATTCCAGACGACCGGCTCTGACCATGCGCTCCAGCCCAGGGTCTGGCCCTGCCAGCGGCCAAAAGCGTAATACTGCCCGTCGGCAAAGCTGCCCCAGTCATTTTCATCAAAATATACCCAACCCGTGCCGGAGGAAGCTTGGCGGGCAACCTCATTCGTGCCAGCGGAGTCAGTGCATATTTTGACTTCTTTTTGAACCGGCGTATCGCTCCCGCCGATAACTTCAAAAGTTGACAAGGCCACTCCGCGCTGAGAAGTTTTGATGATCTCTGAGCCGGTAGACGGCCCAGCGATTGACGGCGTTGCGACGTACGCGGAGGTCGCTGTAATGCTGACCGGCGTGGAATTTCCAGACTGCCCGAGGCTCGTGCCAGTCCGATACGCGATCAGGTAATACGTCTCGCCGTCAACAATTTGAGACAGGTCAGCGCTCGAAAAAGTTACCGAGGTTCCGGTTCCGGCCACGGTTTTCGTGGCTTTTTGCACAGAACCGCCGTTGTCGGCGTAAATTCCTACTGTCAAGGACGCCTGTGTATCGCTCCCGCCTGACACCGAAAATGTATCGACGGTGACAGTCAGGTCCTGTGAAACGGCGAAAAGTCCGCCGTTGGTGGGGCTTTGGATGGTAGGCGGGTTGACAGTGGCCTGTGCCTGTTGCTGCACGACGCACGTTTTTGCCGCGCTCCAGTCGCTCCAGCCGAGGACGGAGTCATGGTAGCGCACCTGAAAAGTCATTGTACCAGGGGAAAGCTGGTTCCATGCGACGAGCTTCGAGGTTTTGTTTGCTGTGTCATTCAGGCTCTGCCAAACTTGGTTCCCGCCAAGAAAGCCGCGCCAGTCTGTCTTATCATGCACGCCAGAAGTCGATCCGGGCGTCGAAAAAGGCGACCCGAGCAGCGTTAAATTTTCGCCGGCTGACAGGGAATTCGTGCTCAAAGTGAGCGTCGGCGTGGCAACATACGCGCCGCCAGAAGAAGGCACGATTGTCACAACAGTCGGGGAAGAGACGTTACCATAGCTATCGTGCGCGCGCACCGACAGCTCGACAGCCCCCGTCGCGTCGAGCGGCATGGTCAGCTGAACGCTGCCTGCGCCGTCGCTAGCGCTGACATCGCCGAAAGATACGCCGGCAAACGTGCCCGTAAATTTCAGAATCGCGCCGTCAACCAAGTACGACTCAGACCCAAAAGTCGCCGTGAAAGTCTCGCCGGGGACGATGTGGCTGTTATGCGCGACGGACGGCTGAGCCATGACATTCGAACCTGAACCGCCCCCGCCGGCAGAAATCGTGATTGTTTTTTCTTCAACGGCGGTGATGCGGCCGTAGTCGTCGACAGAGATCTTGAGAGTCTTGAAGCTCTGTCCGTCTCCTACGGTTCCGCTCTGTGCCTGGCCGAAAGTTCCTGCGGTCAGGCCGGTAACGGTGGCGAGACTGATAACTCCGCCAGCGATTTTGATGCCCGTGCCTTCGAGATACCTGATTGCCTCTGCCCACGTGCCGTCAGAGCGCAAAAAGAGCGAGACCTGCCCGGCATTCGGCGCTGGCACGAGGCCAGAAGTGCCGGCGGCCTGCTCAGTCGCTCCGTGAAAAACGTCAATCGCGCCTGCGGCATCGACCTGCCAATACGTCTGCTGCGTATCGGCCACGGGGTCGATCGCGCCCACATAGCCAGAGGTTCCGGGAATTTCCGGCCCGGAAGGGGCTTTGGCGCGGTATTCCTGGCCGTCGGAACCGAGCACGTGCGCGCCCGCCAAATAATTCAATTTATTGGACCAGCTATAGACATTCCCGCTCTGCAACCAGAACAAATGTCCAGAGATGGTATAGAAAATTGACTGAAAATCTATGCCCAACGGGGGCTTGCCGCCAGCGTTTTTCGAAACCCTCGTAATCGGCGGAAAGCCGTCATTCCAGCTGGCATTCGCGGCGCCGCTGGTACTAACTTCTTCAGGAATGACGCTCCGGTCGCCGTTTTGCGCCCACGGCATTGGAATAATTTTCGGTTGATTAGGAATCATGTTTCCTCCTGACCGTTGTTATAATTTTTCCTTGCCGTCCCAAAACGGCATCATATTGTTACAATTAGCCTCTGCGAAACCGTAATATGGAATATCAGGCTCAAAGAAAGGATATTGTGAAAATGGCTGGCAATCGCTTTCTAAAAATCCGAAATATGGGTAATCATTATCTTCCCACTTTATATATCCGCCGTTCCAAAATGGAGCCTGATCGAAAGGATCATAGTCTGCTTCAGCAAAACCAAAGACGGGCAACGGAATTTCGACCCAGTTAAAACCTACTCCAGCACCTTTCGCTAATAAACCATATTCTTCAAGTATAGCCCTTTCATAAGGCTTCAAGTCAAAAAATACGTACAAAGTCAATTCCATTACATTGGAAATACGTACAAAATATCTTCCGTCCCACAACGGCGCTTGGTTGAAAGGCTCGTAGTCGGCCTCGCCAAATCCGAATGTGTCTTGATATATTTGCGCATTAGGATAATTAAGATATTCGTCTACGCCAATGGTCTTTATGTCATATGATTCTTGTACGAATATCTCTTTTCCTACGAATAATTCCTGAAGCAAATTATTGAGGCTATAAGCGTCCGCCGTGGATATATTGGCCAGAGCCTTCCAAAGTATCAATGTCCTGTATTCGTCATCTCCTAAAGGCTTTGACCATTCGTTCCTTCGCCCGTCCCACATTGGACATTGATCGAATGGCTCGAAATCAGCTTCAAAAAATCCAAACCAATTTTCGGTATCTGCCATTGGCAAATATCTGTCAATGCCTACTATCCTGCCCCAAACATCTAAGCCATAACCTGAAGCGGTCTCAATATCGAATATATTCTGAAAGAAAGTCTGTATATCAACGTCTGGAAGTACCCTAATGCGAGATGACCGAACAAGGGCGATAATCCTGTCTGAAGCTGAATACTGGCTCTGGATTGTCGGGTCTTGTCTATTGTATAATGCTTCGGAATATGGATAGTCCGGTGGCAACGGCGGTTCTGGTTCTGGCTCTGGTTCAGAGCCAGGGAACGTCTCAGGTACATCGCCATCAAAAATCTCCGGCAAGAAATTTTGAGGGTTGTCATCTGTCGTTATATTTGCCAGCATTTTCCATAATACCAGCAAACGATAATTATCATCGTCCAAAGGAACGGCTTCTTGAAGAATCCCATTCCACATAGGGAAATTATTAAAAGGATAATAGTCAGATTCTTCAAAACCGAACCATGTTTTTATATCAGAAAGAACGTTTTCCCTTGAAATTCCTGCGTAAGTTCCCCAATAATCAAGCCCGGCGCCTGTGGAAATATCTATATTAAAGATATTTTTATACCATGTTTCGATATCCGTTCTTTCAGAAATCTTAGCCCGACCTGTGCGAATCAAAGAGATTATATATGAGGAGGGGTCATATCTTTGAGGCAGCCCGGCGAGCAGGCCGTCGGCGATGCGCTGAATGAACGGCTCTGTGTCCTGTACGAAATCGTGAAGAATTTCGGCCAACAATGATTGATTATCGGTTGAATTTGCCAAGGCCATCCATAATACGAATGGCCGGAATTCATCGTCGCTCAAGACTTTTGAAAGTAAATTTTCATTCCCGTCCCATGCGGGTGCCTGATTGAACGGTTCAAAGTCATTCTCCTCAAAGCCCAGAAATTCTTCACGCGGGCGCGTCCATTCCGCGCTCCCGCCGCGCATCGGCTCGTCCGCGCTACGGTCAGACTCAGCAAAGCCCCACCAGTCGCGACAAACATCTTTCAGCTCGTCCCGCTGTATGCGCTCGCGCCAGCCCCACACGTCAAGATCGATGCCCTCGGCGGCATCAATCTCATCGATGTCGCGGGCAAGCTTTTCGGGATCAATCAGGGGCAGAAACTCAACCCCGCCGTCCCTGATTAGCTCTAGGATTATGTCTGCGTACCTGCTCATATAATCTCGACGTGGATATCTTCAGGATCAAGAACCGGCGCCTGCGTTGCCATTATGTCTATATGATCGCCGTAATCGCCCGTGCCGGCGGCTATGTAGATCGTATCCAGGGCCGCTATTTTCGCGGCCTCGACGACGGCGCAATAAAACCGCGCGGCGTAGACAGACTGGCACATTCCCACGCGCGGCGTGCCATGCAGGCCGCGGCCTTCGAACTCAGCAACGATAGCCTCGCGCACGAGGGTGTCAACTGTGCCGGGGGTTGCAGGCGAATGCCTTATTACGACCCGGAAACGCACAGGCAACGGTTCCGGGCGCTCTATGGAGTACGTGTACTCAGGCTGCCCCGGCTGCACGCTGTCCGTATAAACCACATCGTGGTTGCCGCATGTGCCGCAGCCCGCGTCTTTCTTACGATAGATCGCCTCGGCGATATCCTCGTCATCTCCGCCGATGACTGACACGCAGACAGAGTGTCCGGGGATCGCGATACCCCACCGCCAGATCATCTCACTACCTTGATTTTCAAGCACCACAGCATCGATCACGCCTGATGTGGCAGCTACAGCAGCGTAGAGCGCGGAGAGCGACCCGCGGGCGTTGACAGCAACGGAGTTATACCTGCGCTGCTCAAATTCCATTTGAGACTCAACATCCCTCCCTGTCACAGCAGCGGCGGCATTAGTCACTGCATCCCAGCCTGGCACGATAGTGACAATCTCTGTCAAGGTATGAGCGGCAGCTGCTAAGGGGCCGGTTTTTTCAGCAACGAAAACCGCCGAAACTTCCCCGCCTGCCGGGATAGTCACCCCCTCCTGGCACAGCCACCGCGTGCCGTCGACAGATGACCTGATCGCCGCCCCGGCCGGGATGGCCGTGCCTTCAAGGCCGGTGCAGGTACATACCGCGACCGACGCCTGCTCCCGTTTCCTGTTCAAAAAATAAATTTTCCCGAGAGCGTCTTGAAAGACCCCTTCCGCGCTCAGCGGGTTAAACTGCTGAGATAGAAAGAGAATTTCATTATCCTTCTCAACTATGTGGGCGGTCTGGGAGTCAATCAGCTGCCCGGCCGGGGTTTCCGGGTCTACGTCAAGCGGCGGGTCGCCGTCTTTCTGAAAAGCCCGCCGCCAGTCCTCGCGGACGACTTCACGTACAACAGAGATGTCATCAACGCTCACGCCTGTGGTCGGATTAAAGCGCAACATCGGCAACCTCCCCCGTCTCTAAAGTCAGCCTTACGTCCCCGCCTAAAACGCGCCCATCCTCGTCCAGTTCCGTAGACACCTCGGCCTCTGCCACGCCATCAACCTGCAGCACGGCTGCACGCACCCGGCTGCGCAGTACAGCCGGATCAGGGCGCTGAGCCAAATCAATCGCAAAATGGGGTATGCCCCGCGCCCTGTCATACCACGCATCATCTGTAAAAAGTCTAACAATATTCGCGACATTTTGCGCGATACTGTACGGGCCAATGGCCGTGGCAATTTGCCCGCTCGCGTCGAGGGTCACGTCCCATGCATCTACGTCAAGCAGCAACGTCTTCATAAAAATCCTTTCACAGTAAGGCTTTAAGGCAGCATGCCTCTAGGATCGCTCAGAATGCCCGACATTCGCCTCATTTTTCCGACGATGAATCATACGGGCGAATAGGAATACGTTCAATGTCGGGCAATCTGAGCGAAGGTTTTTTCCTTTAGTGTCGCGCCTCGACCTGGAACAGATCTTGCATAACTTGCTAGGCTAGTTGGTTCCTAAAAAATTTTTTTAGAGGCCAGGAAGGCCCATCGGCAATTTTTCCAGTCATATCAATACCGATATCGTTTTTGTATTTTTTGACCTCGCCTTGACTTCTTTTTTCCTTTTCCGTATCTTTTAGTCGTTGGGAGCGAGAAATTTTTTCAGGGAAATATATGGCGAGACAGAATTTTTCCTTGCCCTGAAAGGAAAATTGCTTTTCAGAAAATTTTCACCAGCCTCTCGACATCTTTTTCGAATTGAAGTAACTTTTAGTTGCGGTTGAACGGAAAGGGTCAAGCAAAAAAAATTTTTTGGGGGCAAAATGGGTTTTCCTTTCGTAGTAAGGAAAATTGCTTTTCAGAAAAATTTGCCCAAAACTTGACACAATCCGACAGATGATTACAATGTAGGTAAAGAGGATGGGAACAGCCCCGCCGGTCAGACAAATATAAATTGACGGTCAGGGGCGGCAACTTCAAGGAGGACAACATGTACAGGATGATCTACGGGTCAGGCAACCCATGGTACGTCTACAGCACCATCGAGGAAATGGAAGAAAGCCTGAGGGCGGGTGGATATAGAGATGTAGAAAACTGGGACGAGGTTAACGGTTTGCACGGAATGGATTTCTTGCAGGCCATGGGGGCCGAGGTCGAAGAATGGGGATGCGACAACCCGGCATGGCGGGAGGAGTTCGCGGACGGTTTCGCGGCCGCCTGCCCTGAGACGTACGACCCGGACTATGACGACCTCGGGACGCCCTGGGAAACCCCCTGGGAGTATGCTGACAGTGACACGGCATGGCGTGAGCTGTACGAAAAGTGCCAGCACGACCCACGGAATTGCGGGCGGATCTGGGCGGAGATGTGCCGCGAGGAAATTCTCGCAGCCGTGGCGGCGAAGGAGCATGAAGAACTAAAGCTTTGGCGGTTGCGGATAGACATCGGTTGGCTGCCTTACGAGAGCATCGCGGATATTGAGGAAGTAGTGAGGCGCAACGCCGAAGAGCCTTTGGGCGAGGCGGAAAATCTGCACGGCGAGGAATTTTTGAGAGCAATGGGAGAGGAATTCGAGGAATGGGGATACAGAAACCCTGAATGGCGCGAAATTTTTTGGCGAGCTTTTCAGAGCGTGCTGCCCGGCCGGGAAGCTGGTAGGCCATGGGCGCGGGGCGGTCAGGTATGGCAGGATATCTACGGGCAGTACATATGCGAGCCGGAAACCTGCGGACGCGCATGGGCAGAACACATTCAGGAGGGTTAAAAATGGGAACGCTGGCAGGCTGGGAAATTGAGTACGGGAATGAAAACAGGCGCATATACGGAGAGTTTCACAGCAGAAAAGAGGCATTTGACTATCTGAAAAAGCGTTTCAATTTGCCTGCAGGAATGTCTGACAAGCAGGTTGAAAAGGCTACAAATACGATAGTCATACCATTTTTCGAGCAGGATTATTACGAACCCTGGGTATAAGCCCTAATGACGCGGCTTTCCACTTTTATACCGAAACGGTCGACGATGTACGGGCAGAGGCGCGCAACGCCGCGAGGCGCGGCTAAAACAAAATCAACCCCGTGGCCGGAAGCGGCCACGGGGGTATGGGGGCAAAAACATGGAAAGATACGAAATTTTATGGGACACCGGCGACATCGTGGGCCTGTCTTTTGCGACAGAGGAAGATGCTGAGACGTACCTCCGCGAGACCTGCGGCGCGCCGGATGACCTGACAGGCACCGCGCTTGAGCGGGAGGCCGGGGCGACGATCAGGCTTGTGCAGGATGACGATCAAGACGACGATGCCGACGATGCCTGGGACGAGATCATTCAGGCTGAGGCAGACGCGCACGGCCTGCCTGAAACCGCGGTATCAGACGCGATCAGGCGGCATGCCCTGCGCGTTTTTGACGCAAGCCAATTTGCATATGCATGGTAAGATAAGAGGTAGTAGGGGGGTACTACCCCCCCTACTACCCCCCTTTCTTCTCTCTCTCTCTTTCCTAATTATATACTTATTAGATACCTTATCTCTTAGGGGTGCAGGAAAACGCCTTGAACGTCGAAAATTTTTTAAGCAACTAGCTTGACAACCAGGTTAGTTACCCTTATATTAAGGGTGCAAACAAAAAGGAGGTGTCAAATGGATTCGCAGCAAAAAGATTTGGCGGTAGGCAGGACAGTCTCTCTGAGGCTGTCGGAATGGCAGAAGTTGCAGGAGTTGAGTCCGGTAGGCTCAGCGACGCGGGAAGCAACGGAGGTTCTCCGGCGGCATCTTGAGCGCATCGAAAAGACGCAGCAAAATCAGCAGCAATAGGGGGAATTGCTATGAACGCTACACTGAGAATCGCAGATCCGAGAGTCAGAGATTATCGCTGCATATACGACGGTCAGACTGACTATCAACCGGCGTACGTCTACCTCGACCTCGAAACAGGCGAAGCGGGCATCGCGTGCAGCCACGAGATTGGCGGCGCGGTAACGGCCGATATTTACGAAGGCCGCACTCAGACATGGCCTGTCAGCCCGCATCTGCCCCGCGATCGCGCACGCGCGCTCATGCGCCGGCTGCGCAAGCCTTTGGCCGATGCCCTTGCCCAGGGCGAAATCGAGTACGATGAGGGCCGGTGGCGCGGGTATATCCCGGAGGCGTGCGACGACAAGATCGACGAGATCGTCGCACAGGCATAGCCGGAAATTTTCAAAGGAGGGTTGAAAATGGACAGCTACGAAATGCGCATGGCGTGCGCGGAAATTTTGGCAAAGGGCAAGCATGCGGCTTACGGGATCACAGCCGTGGACAGCCAGGTGGCCGTGGGGGACGTGCTGCCTGCGAGCGAGCGCCAGACGGTATACGAGCATGTCTGGAGCGCGGCCGAAGAACTCCCGGCCGGCACGCTGTCAGGATTTGAGCGAGTCAGCGATGACGCTGCCCACGCTCTGTCAGGCCGCGGGTATCTGACAAACTATCACGAGGACTGGCATTTGTACGTAAACTGGGCACGCCCTGCTATGCTGCCCGGTCGCATAGCCGTGCAAGTCACTCTCGACAGCATCCCGGAAGCCCTGGCCGTGGCACGGGCGCGAGCGTGCGATGAAGAAGGCCTGGTACTCTGCGGCGGGGACGGAATAGAAGACGGTCATGCGCCGCTCGAAGCTGTGATATCACAGCCCGTTGTGCTTGCCGTGCTGCGTGCCCCCTGCCTACGGAGGCCTCACTGCCCGTGGTTTGTGCTGCCAGACCCGCTTTTTTTCTGCGACTTCGGCCTGCTGCGTGCCGTGGATAATGGCGAGGTTGAGTTGCGTACGCCGGAAGGCGACGTACGTACCTACACGCCGTACTCCGTACGAGATATCAGTCAGAGTCCAGTCCCACAGTACGTTCAAGAATACGGGGTGGACGGAAGAAGGCCTAGACTAGCCGTGTTTTTCTCAGACCTGGGCGCGGTGCATGCTGTCAGGACTTTCGGTCAGACGTTTGACCGACACACCGTACGCCAGGCGGTTTACGCAGCCCGGCGGGAGATGACACTGGCCGCGGTTCAGGCGGCATAGACACGCCGCCTGAACGCCAAAAAAGCCCCCGGCTTTCCGGGGGCTTTTTGATTTATAGCGGCTCGCTCGTCGTACCGCCAGAATCCCCTCTGTGAGTATGGTGCATTTCGGAAATGCCGCCAGCGATTTGATCTTCAGTCGAGCGGATCCCGCCTTGGAATTCGAAGAGGCCGTGGCCGCCTGACCGCGTGCCGTCGGCGACCAGGTTGCCTGTCACCCTGACTAGCGGGGTGTCAAGCAGGATTTCTTGCTCTGCGTGAATTTCACAGACTTTGTCAGTCTCGATTTTTACCCCCTCGGGCGCGTGAATTATTATAGTTTTATCTTGTCTGATTTCTATCCAGACTTCTGGAGTTTTGTTAGAAACCGTCGCGACTATCATGCCATCGGCCTGATCGAAACTGCGGAAGCTTCCCGGCCTTTGCGGCTTCTTTTCACCGACCGTGACAGTCGAGCTGTCGGCCTTGCAAAAAGACGCGACAGCCAAGTCTCCGGGGACAGGATCGACAATCAACGCCGCAATGCCGCCCTGCACGCGAAAATGCGGCATTTTCGGAATTGATGCCATCGGCAGGGCGTTCCCGTCGCTGTCAGTCTGAGAGATCATCGGCGTGCCGGAAACATAGCCGGCAGGACCCTCGTGGCCTTTAGAATCACAAGAGTCAATTCTAACCAGGGCAGAAGTGTTTATCATCTGCCTTATTTTTTGTTCTATAATGAATTCCAGTTGATTATATTCGGAAGCATTTAGAAAACAATCCCGAATACCTTGTTTTTCTTTCGCGCCCATGATCTTTTTCCCTCTTTATCTGTACCAGCAACCAGTGTCATTATCAAGAAGAACGACAGCCGTGCCAGGTAAATCGCTCTCGCCATTAAGTATGCATGAACCAGTTCCTAGTTTTGCTTTGCATGCAGAATTGTCACCGCTGAATGAAGACGTATCACTACTAATGGAGCTTCTTCTTTCTGCCTTAATAAGAGCATCTGACAATGAAGTGTAATTAAACTCTCCCTGCCAGCCACTTAATAGTAAAGAGCAATTCGCATTGAGGTAAAACATTCTGGTTCCAGAATTAATCGTGACAACAAGCTCATCATTAAATGACATTTTTGAATCATACTCTATATCAAAAACATTGCTGATACTGTTTCTAGTATTTTCAAACTGAACAGCATTACTAAAAGAAATCGAGCTGTCATAATACGCACGGGCAAATGAATTACTAATCTCGCCTGTGAATTCCAGTCTATCCCTAAAGTTCACAAAAGAATGATTAAAACTAGAGACAACGCAATCCATGGACGCACCATAATTTGACCTGATTTCACCGATTTCTATTCGACAATTTTCTTCTGCAAGGATAATTTCATTATTGACATCACCATTGATTTCAATGGCATCTACCCAAATCTGGCAGTCTCTCCAGGCGTACAGAGGTCGATTGCACTGCCCCGAAAAACTGATCGTGCCGGCATAAATATATGACCCGTCCTGGACTTTGATGCCCTCGTTACTGCCTTCCTGCGGGCATTCAAGATCAATGCTGTTGCATATTAATTTAGACCCATTATAAATATGTAATGGCAATGAATTATCGGAAGCACATCTGAAGCCATAGCCTAAAGCTTTGCATGTGCAGCCGCCTAAAGTAAGCCGTCCGATATTGACAGATATATTAGAGCCAAACGTGCATTCAGCCCTGTCCTCTATGACGGTATTCCCAGATGTAGACAGCTCCCCATTGTCCATGAAGATATTGCCGCCTTCGATGTGGATAGAATTTACCTCGACCGTGCCACCTAGATCAATACGGCCGACATAATCCGAAATGCTCACGGCCTCGTCATATGTTCCGGCCGCGACGGAAATTTTGCTTACCCCGTACTGCGTAGCAAGCTCTGTAGCATGGCTGATCGTCGCAACGGCTGTCGCGGCGCTCTTGCCGTCTGCAGTATCGTCGCCACCGGAGTCAACATAGACGATCAAGGAAGCGTCGCCGCCACCGCCTCCGCCACCGGAATTATCTTTGACTATATATGGAAAGAATACCACGCCGGCAGATGTTGGTTTTACATTTAAGGACGCTAGATATCTGGCAGTAAGCCCTACTACATCGCCTTTCTTTACTCCATATATGATCTCAGAATTATATCTTACGCGAGCCTGTCGCCATATTTCCTTATTTGAAATCCTGGCGCAAAAAGCGCATTCAGCCGTCATATTAGAAGCGGTCAGAGTATTAGGCATCGATGCATATATTAATGCCGCGCCGTCAATAGTAGATTCTGTATGACCTTCATAATCAACGATCGTATTAGTTACCGTCTTAGTAAGGTTATCGACTAAATCAACCGTAGTACCATTATTCCAGTCAATATCCCCACTGCTTGCGCCATCTCTACCACATACCGCGACTTTTTTATATGGAATCAGCTCCGCGACTGATAATGCTGTCTTATTTGCTGCACTAGCACTAATGCATACGATCATAATCTGATCGTTTTTCTTCACCGGAAAAGCAAAAGTTGGCAACATTTGTGCCGTCGTCGGATCGGTCGGGAAAGATGCCCGGCCCTGCCATACAGTATCGCCTTCCTGTCTTGTTAGAGCAACTATAGATTTTTTGCTATCAACGGTTAGTTGTCTGATTGTGATCCAACCATCTAACGGCATAGGAGAAATAGTTTCAACACCATATCCGCTACCAGACCATCCACCGTTATTAGAAGGAATAGTAAGCGCTTTAGACTCACTGAATAAAGATTTAACGTCTACCGTATTGTCATAATCCAGCTCAGCAGTAACAATATCAGCAGCCCTTGCTATCCGGTATTTAATGCAAACTATTCCATTATTGGACGAAATATTGGGAAGGTTGAAAGTCGTCGAGCCGTCTCCGCTGCCGTACGTCGTGCCGATGACAGCGAAAAGATCTTCATACGCCGTACGCGACACCGCGCGGCCGTCGCACTCAAGGTAATCTGCCGGCGCGGCGTCCCCTGCATAGTCGAGCAGGCCGCCGATGGGCAGATCAGCTACGGCCGTGGACGGGCCACTGCTACCGCCGGAGACGAATTCTGCCCAATCCGCATTAGATATTCCGCCTACCAGCTGATATGTTTTTCCATCTTCTTCGACTGTGCAGAACATTCCTTCTGATCTTCTTTCAGCAGTGATAGCATCTCTGTCAACAATCGTAGCAACATGGTGCACGCCGCCTTTGCCATAGTTACTACTATGGGTGGGATATATATCAGTCGTATCAGTAGGAGCGATCATACCGCCCAAGGGAATGCTATTAGGAATTGCAGCCATGATTGTGCTCCTTATGCTACGATGATTGTTACAGAGCCGCCAAGGACATTGGAAGTTCTGAATACATAATATGTTTGAGTGACATTATAACTATTTGTAATTGACATCGTTCCTAGATCGTCCATTGGTATAGGCAAATTATTCGACGCGTCCTTGAAAGATGTGGGCTTGCCTAGATTCTGTGGTACGGCCAAATATTTATAGCCGCCCGCTTGATAGACATAACTGCCGGCTTTAGACGATGCGAGCGTGCTGACCCGTAGGGCCTTGACGCCGGCCGCGTCGAGGTTGGCATCGGGGGACTCGCCGTAAAAAAGCTTGAAAAGCCAAGAAATCGATGCGGTTTTTGTAAAAGTCGCATTCTTTGTGCTTTTCCCTGAGAGCGTCCAGGTTGTCGTGCCGGTGGAGTTTTTGGTCCAGCTCGCGTATGAGAGGGACTGCGGCGAGGTTTGCGCGCCGGAAAAGACGGTCTGACCGAGGTGGTCTACGAGCGAGATAGAATTGTCTTTGAGATTCCCGGCATTGCTGACTGTCCACGTCGCCGTCCCGTTCGCGGAAACGGGCGAGCCGACTTCTTTCTGCGCAGAAAAAGTTGAGATAGCAAAGGCAGAGAAAGCTGGGTCAAGGTAGGGATAAACTTGCATCTCAATTACGTCTTGCCACGATTTCCCGAGGAGGCTCGTACCGGCGGGAATCCTGTCCCAGGCCACCGCCGTCGCACGCGGGTCGTCCCACGCGCTCTCGCCGCCTCCGCCACCGCCGCCACCGCCCACGCCGGCGGCCAGCATGGCATTGTAAACCTGTGTCTCAAATTGTGATAAGAAATCTGGCGAGCCGCCGTCGACAAGGGTTCTGGCGGCTTTATAAATCTGTCTTTCGATCTCAGTTTTTAATGTTTCTTCTGACATTTTCTGCCCCCGTCTATATTTTTATCTTAGTTACCGTGCCTTGAACAACATTATTTTTTGGTTCTTCATCTGGAAGAAAACCGACGATCTTGCTCATCCATTTGCCGCCGTCTTTGCAAAATGCGTTCAATTCATGGCTTAACTTTATAATTCTCCATACTCCTGAGCATTTTGGCACGACGCTTTCTAACTCGATAAAAGAACCGAGTTTAAAGGCAGGATTATACAAAGCTTCCAATTCCACGCCTTCATTAGTAATTTTTGGATAGCCCAGTAAACCTGTTTCGGCCGATAAAAAGACAGCGTTGCCTTCTTCCTGAACGCCGCCGACGGGACTCAGAGTGAGCACGCCGTCATCGAGGTAAAGCTCCGCGCCGATTTGCCGGGCGGCTGAACGCGCCTGTTCGATCGGTGAGCCGTTGAAAATCGCGTTCAACAATGACGTTTCAACGCCCAGATTTCTGAAACCGTAGCCCATCGCTTTTGCTTGCTGTTCGATGAATTGAGAAGCCGGCTGGCTCCCCTGAATCGCGCTCGGCCCCTGGGCCGTGATCGCACCGTAATACCCGTCGATTGCATCAAATTTCATCCAAACGTCGCCGATGCCACCGCTGAAGTCAGCGCTTGCGGCGGTAATTTCACCCCTGAAAGCGACGGAAAGATCGTCTTCTTCCGTACCGGCTAAGATCTCGATCAAGTTTTTTGCGCTGGCCATCGGCTTGAAAGCGAGCGTCGTGAGCTGTTCCATGTCCTCGTATGGTAAATTGCAAATTTCAACCTGTGCTTTTGAGTAATCCGGCGGGCCGGTCTTCTCAATTTTGGCTCTAGTCGCAAGACCCTGAATCGATTTTTGGTTGCCATGCCCACCGAAATCTCCGGCCCGCATCGTAATGTCGACACGCAGGATTTTTCGCGTGAAACTTTCTCCCTCGGCCATGATTTTTACCTCTCGAGGAGCGCGATTTGTTCCAAAATTTCATCTTCCGGAACGTAAAAAAGATGGTATCGTGAACGAAATTCCTTGTAGTTCGGCGCGGTTTGCTGCATCGGTTTTGCCAGGGAATCCGTCCAGCAAAAAAGCCCACGCATAGGATACGGGGCGTGGCCGACTGACAGGCCGGGCAGGCAGACCGCGCCTGAAAAGAGGGGCGCGCCGTCAAGGGTTGCATCCATATAGACTCGCTCGCCCCTTTGCTTGACGGTCAAGACGAAATCCTGGCCGTCAAGAGTCACCATCAATTCCTGGTTTGGTACATTCAACAGAGGAATTTCCTGCATTTTTATCCACCCCCGAGGAACCCGTTCAACAGGCTTCCCCGCGCCGCCCCGCCGGCTGACTGTTGCGCCTGCGGGGAATTCGCCTGCGGCGTCCCGGCCTGCTTTGCCTGCACCGTCCCGCGTGCTTGTTTTGGCGCTATCTGAACATTGCTATATTCTGATCTGACTTGTCTTACTTCTACAAGGTCTAGCGTTACATATAATGCGCCATATCCTGTGCGCCTGTCTAATCTATAATCATATTTTCTCAGGTTAAGGCTTGAATATTCAGCCGATGGCGTTATCAAGGAAACCAATTCTGTTGAATGCGAATATCTTTCAAGCGACTGCAATGCGCCCTGGAGAACATAATCCGCGCCTGAAATGCCCAATGTCACCTTGATTTCAAGCGGGGAATCAACTTTGTTATATGAGGCAAAGCTGCCTTCTTCAACGGCCTCTGAACATACTTTGCTTTCGTCTTTGATATTCGATGATATGAAAGATGTGAAGCTGCATATCGTCCCGCCGCCTTCCGTAACTAATGTCCACGCCATATCACTGCCTCACTCCGCTTATACTCGAATTGGTTCCTGAGCGGCTGAAAGCCTGCGTCACCGCCGACCTCAGGCCAGAAGCGATCCCGTCTGCGTCGGTTGCCTGAGTCTGGATTGATATCGTGCCGATATTCGTCGTCGTCGAATTATGTGTCTCGGAAGTTTCACTGTGACTGGACATTTCAGTAATTGACGGCGCGATTCCGGCCATGGCATATTCTTCCCCGGAAGGCACTGAAATAGCGCGGAACATCTGTCCCATGTCAGAAATATCGGCCCTGAAATCTGACAAAACAGACAGGATCCTATCAGGCATTGATACCACGGGCGCAAGGAAATCGCGGAAGGCCACGGCTTCGGCGGCCACTTTTGCTGACAGCGTATCGATCAGGCCGGAAAAAGCGTCCACCGCCCGTGCGCCAAGTGGGCGTTCAGGCTCTTCAGTCTTGACCGTCTCGGCCGGGGCAACCGAAATTTCGGGCGCGGGCACGGCAACGGCTTCCGGCATGATTGGCGCGGGCGGCTCAATGTCAACCTGGGCCGCGCCTACGGAAACCTGCGCGCCGTCAACGGAAATCTCCTGGCCGGGCACGGTCAGGCTTTCAGGCAGCTGTACCTCGGCATCGGGCACTGAAACGGCCTGAGCCGGAATCTCCACGCCGCCGGGAAGGTTTACATCCGGTTCAGGCACGGCAACTGACTGCGCTGGGATTTCAACGCCGCCGGGAAGGCTTACCTCCGGTTCAGGCACGACCACGGCCTGCGCTGGAATTTCCACGCCGCCGGGCAGGTTTACATCCGGTTCAGGCACGTCAACTGCCTGCGCCGGGATTTCAATGCCGCCAGGCAGACTTATCTCGGTATCAGGAACATCCACCGCCTGCGCCGGTATTTCGATATCTTCAGGTATTTCGACTTTGGGTTCTTCCAGATTGACTTCCTGGGCCGGTATTTCAACGCTTTCAGGCGTCTCGACCTCAGGCGCGTCAACCCTGACCGCCTGCCCTTCCTGTACGGCTTCAGGCTTTTTCACCTGTGGGACTTCACCGGAGAAAAGCGCTCGCATGGAGTCGCGCACACGCCCGAAGATGCCGTCAACCGTGGCTAAAAGCCCGCCTTCGGCCCTTTCCGCGCCCTCGGCAAACGTCGTCATCAAGCGCTCGCCGCTCAAAGTCAGTTGAGAAAACGGGCCTTCTTTAGCATCCGAGAAAGGCATATAAGAACGCACTTTCTCAAAAACGCCCTTAACCTTATCTACGACCCACTGCCCTGCTGCGACGATCCCTTCTCCAAATGTCTCTAATAATTTCTTCCCGCTTTCAAATAGTGAGACACCGCTGAAGAAATTTACAATACTATCCCATATTTCATGAATTTTGTTCAGTATATTTTCAGACGAAAATGCTTCTGTAAAAGATTCCCACTTTTCTTTGACGGTGTTTTTTATCTCTTCCCATTTTTCTTGGGTTGTAGATTTTATGCTTTCCCAAATATTAGAAACATTGGTAGAGACTGTCGAACCAATCCCTTGAATATAGGAAACTATATTACCCCATGCATTGGAGACGCTATCCTTGATAGACTCCCATTTCTCGGAAGTCCACGTTTTGATATCGTTCCAAAGATTTGATATGTAATCGGATATAGCTGGCCCTAGGTTCTTGATTTTCTCAACTAATTCGCTCCACTTATTTGCGGCCTCATTCTTTATTTCTCCCCATTTTTCAGCCGTCCACTGCTTGATATCCTCCCACATATCGACAATGTACTGAACGATTTGTGAAGGGATATTTGCGACCCAATTGACGAAAGCATTCCATTTATTGACTATGTAATCCCAGCCGGAGCCGAGCCAATTCTTTAGCTGTTCCCATTTCTCGCCTAGATTGTCCCAATTTTCTACCAGATATACTATGGCTCCGACTATGAGGGAAATCGCGGCAATGATTAAATTTGCCCTCATGGCCGCATTCAAGCCGCTGAACCCGGCTGCCAGGGCGATAACTGCGGCGCGACATGCAACAAATGTGGCCGTGATACCTTTAATGACGTTGAAAGCTACGAAGGCGGCAATGACGGACGGGATAATGTTTTTGACTGTTTCGAAAGCTTTTTTGAGGTCGTCCCAAACTTTTTTGGCTTTTTGGATTATTTCGTCGCCCGTTCCGAACTTTTTCCATAAACCGTCCAAGGCCGACTGCCCGGTCATGCAGTACACGCCGAGGTCTACCAGGGCCGCGAAAAGCGCGGCGAAAGGATTTTGCAGCAATTTTATCGTCAAAAACTGAATGGCCTTAGCTAAGGCCATTACAAGCCCGGTGGCTATTTCGGCAGCTTTGAACCCAGCGAAAACGGCGAGGAAGGAAATCAGGTAGTATTTTGCTCTTTCCCAGACTTTGATGACATCTCCCCAGACTTCCTTGATTCTTTTCGCGATATCCTCGCCGGTGCCGATTTTTTCTCTGAAAGCCTGAGCAAATTCGTTCCATTTTGCCTTGATTCTTTCAATGATCTCCTGGCCTGTACCAAACCTTTTCCAAAAAGATCCGAGAGCGCTCTCACCTTTATAAAGGTACACGCAGAGGTCGGTCAGGACGGCGACCAAGGCAAAAATCGGATTCCGGGCGAGGACGAAAACGAGATTCCTAAAGCCCCTGACCAGACCCAGCACGCCTTTGACGACTGAATCCAGGCCTTTCAGCGAAGTTACGACGGCTATGAACGAAACTAGGTATGGCTTGATAGCCTGGAGGATTTTTTGGAATTCCTCCCACGCCGCCCGCATTTTTTGAAGAATTTCCTCGCCCGTCCCAAATTGGCTCCAAAAATCTCCTAGCGCATTCGGGGCGCCGTTGATGTAGGCAATCAGGTCATCAATGACCAGAGCTACAGCTGTAATCAGAGCGATGACCGGCGCCCAGGGGAGGAGCACCGCCCGCGCGAAACTTGCGAGCGCGGGCAGCGCGCGCACGGTCAAGAGCGTTGCGAGCGTGCCAAAGAATGACAAAATGAACGGCTGATAACGGCGAATCCAAACTGCGAATTCACGGATTTTGTCCGCCATGGCGGTCAGCACCGGAACGACGGAGCGCATAATGACCGCCCCGATCGCTTCAAAACTCCATTTTAGTTTATCAACGGCATCGTTATACGCCGCCGCAATTTCGGCGTCTTCTTTAGTATAGCCACCCAACTCTCGCATTTCGGCGACGAGATCTTGTACGGCCAGCCGCCCGGACTGGAGCAGCATGATCGTGCCCTGATCCAAACCGAGCCGCTGAGCCAGCCCTGCGAACTGGGCCTTGCCCATCGTCTCCGCTTTTCCGGCAAGTTCTTCAAGAACGGTGAAAGCGTCTTTTGCCTTGCCTGAAGCGTCCTTAGCTGCGATTCCAAAAGCCTCAAGGATCGGCTTGGCGCGGCTTTGGCCGGTGCTTGCGAGCATGGTTAACGACGAGTTCAGCGTCCTGAGTGACCCATAAAACTGATCTGTCGTCCCGCCGCTCAAAGCCGCGGCCTTGCTCCACGCTTGCATCTTTTCGATGTCGACTTCCATCGAGTCGGCGAGCTTGCCCACGGCATCGGCCTGCTCGGTATACTGGCCGAGCATCTTTGAGAACCCGAAACTGGCAGCAAGGCCGGCAATCGCGCCTTGCAGAGGGGCTATCAGACCCTCTGAAATGCGACTGCCGGCCTCGCCCGCGGCCCTGGCCGCGTCATCTAAGCCACGCTGGAAATCGTCGGGGTCAAGTCCAAGTCGTATAACAAGATCTTCCAAATCCATTATCGTTTCCCCGAATTTTTATACGCGGCTTCTTCATTGTGGTGCCTGACTGAGACAATCTCAGCCAGGTTCAAGGCATCTTCGTAACTGTACCATTCCTGCAATTCCCGTAGCGTTGCCAGCCTCTCGCCCACAATTAACGCGCAGAGTGGAGAGATATTTTGGGTTTCGACGGTCCCTGGGATTGCGTTTCTTCGCCAGATGCGAATAGGTTTCCTTTTCCGAAAAAATCGAGATTCAGGGCAAGAGCTTCTTTTCTCAGAGCAAACAGCGTGCGTATATCCTCGATGACGCCATCCACAATTTCAGGCGTCATCTCCTGCTCGATGCCCGCATCGACACGCACGCAACAGCGCAGGAGGTCATCAAGGAGCGGCTGCAACTTATCAAAATCGATACCACCGAGGGCTGAAACGCCACCGGTCGAAAGCACGGCGCCGGCCTTTTGGATCGCTTCGCCGGGGCTGGAAATGTCCTTCGAATCGAACATTCCAGACCCGGCAAGCAAAAGTCCTGCCTTCAAAAGCCAACTTTCAAGCTTCATAGCGGGCATTTCTTTGATACGAAAAGTCAGCTTATTGCCCCGGTCATCCAAAGTAATCATCTTTTCTTTGCGCATTTTTTACCCCTCCGAGAGTAAGATTTTGCTACGCTTTGGTAATCAAAAGGCGGGCGAAATCGAATTTCCAGCTGGTCGGATCAAGGATCTTTTTTCCGTCGGCGACGGGCTGACCGGACTTGAGCACGCCCTCCGTCCACGTGTAGATGCGGGCGATCGAGGGGATCGTGGCGACGAGTTTCACCGTGTAAATGCCCCTCTTTTTTTCCATGGCCCTGTACAGCTGACACATCGCCGTGTAGCTGGGAGACGAGGCTTCAAGGATGACGGTCACGGGCTTGATGCTTGGAATCCAGCCAGCGACCAAATTTCCATCGACCCCCATCCTATCTTCAGTCACCTGCAATTCATCCTGAGAATAGCTTTGGTCGGTAGAAAATCCCTGAAGTGTCACACCGGCCGGGAACAAGTTTGCCACGGTCATCACTAATATCGCATTCGCCGAGGTAATATCAGCGGTAGGCATTTGATAATCAAAAGGCATATTATGCTCCTTATTTCGCCATGGCCGCATCATATTTCAGATGCGGCCATGTCATATATTTGTTTACACGACAGCCGTGGAACTCATATCCAACCTGTGAACGCTCCCGCCGTAAGTATACCAGAGGCTTGCTTCAGGGCTTTCACGAACCTGTCTCACTGCAGGGGCAGGATCGGAAATCTTTAAGAAGAAACCGTCGGTATCAAGCGTATCGGATATATCTTCTCCAGCCTCCCTAAATAATTCGGCCTTCTGGGATTCGGAAAGAGTAATGCCGATATCAATGACGCCATTGTATAAAGCGCGATTGATCGGGTCCATGCACCATGCCCTTACTAACGTATATCCTTCATCGTTATAAGGAACACGGGGCGAATTCTGGAATCCGGCCATAATTGCAACCTGCAAACTATTATGCAACCATATGGCGTTCAAATATGTGTCAATCCATTTCCATGCACCAAACATAGAGCCGGGATAAAGGAAGATGAAATCGTCGTTTCTCGTTGCATAGTCGCCCATAAAGTTAACATTTTGGGCTTTCAATGCCGTTGCTTTAGCGCCCTGGACAACATTAGCCGCAAGGCCGTCCTGAGACTTGAATGCAAAAGTGATCGTCCCGGCCCGGCGCGTCCAGTCAATGGAGGCCGCCGTGCCCATAATCATCGCGGCATAGTCAAGGGAATCCCACACCATGGTCGTGGCTCCGACATTGGCCGCTTTCAAGGCCGCGGCAATCGTGCTCGTGTCAGTAGCGACCAACAGGCGGGGGTCATTATCCCACATAACATATAAGAAATTCACGCCATGGCCGGAAGCCCACTGCGCAAGGGCCAGGGCTTCTTCCTGCGAGGCCTTCCAGACAGTGGAGAAAGACACGAAATTCTGAGTCACGTCCAGCACGGCTTCCATGCACCCGGCTTCAGATTCGGCATCAACGCCAGGGCTGAGAACCGCGCCGGTGGCTTCAGTCAAGCCCAGCGGGGCGGCCAAAGAGCCGGTGGCAAACTCAGCGGCGGCGCTTTCGCCGGTCAAGGTTGAGGTCAAGGTGAAAGAGTCGTGCAAACTGGAATACGAAACCACTACCGTATCAGGCGGGGTTTCGGCATCATGGCCGGCGAACTGCGTCGCCCCCGTGGCCTGGGTCAAGCCGAGCAGGCCGGAAATGTCGACCAGGGCCGCTTGCCCGCTCACAGATTGAGCGCCGCTGGCTTCGGTTAGTCCAAGCAAAGCGGAGAGGTCGGTGCCGGAAGCGGGCGCGCTAGCATAGCTGACTGAGCTTGCCGCGCCAGTCGTAGAGCTTGTAATGACAAGGCCAGAAGCGCCCGCGGCAACGGTCGCGCCGGAAATGCTCAGAGCGGAAACGACATCCGCCAGGGTCGGGGTCCCGCTGAAAGACACGCCGCTGACAGAAACCGCGGAGCCATCTACCAAAATGGTGAAGGCGCCATCGGAAATATCGGCCAAGGCTGAAAGGTCGATCGGTCCGCCGGTCAGCACGCCTGCGCTTGCGGCGCGGTCAGTGCCCGCGCTGGCGAAGCTCACGGAAGAAGCGGTGCCCACGGTGTCGGAAGCAACCATGAAACCGTCGTTTCCAACGGACACGGTCGCGCCCTCGATCAGCCCGTCAAGCTGAGAAGCGATGGTTGGCAGGGACGGCGTTCCGCTGAAAGTCACACCCTGGATGTGCTGTGCTTCTCCGCCGTCGACGGAAATGTAGAAATTCCCGCCGGAAAGATCGGCCAGCCCAGAAAAATCCACCTCTCCGCTTTCGACCCGGCCGCGGTCGGCTGGAATCGTTTGCGGAGAAAGGGCGGCGTCGAGGATCGAGGCCACTTCGCTCAGAGAGGTGGCATGGCTGAAATCCACGCCGTGAGCGGACAAAGCAGACCCGCCAAGGCGGACCGCAATGTCGCCGTCATTGATCTTCTGAAGCTCAGCCAGCGTGATAGACGGAAGCTGCTTGAAGCTTCCGCCGCGCACGAAAGCCGGGGCGTCTTCATCGAAAGCCCTCGCAAAGTACAGCGCGCGGGGTTTCCGGAAAGAATTGTTATACCCTTGGAAGTATACCACCGCGGCACGATATTCGTCGCTTTCCGCTCCGAAATATGCGGCCACATCGTCGGGTGAGGAAAAAGGAATTACCCTTTGGGTGCTGGGAATATAATCGGATTTGGTAAGAACCAGACCATTAAATTCCAAATCTGTCCCGCCGGGCGTCAATAGCCTTGGATTGACAGTCACTATTTGACTTGCAGGAATAGCCATGTCGTCTCCTTATGTTTACCTTTTTATAGGATGATGGACGTCTACATTTTCAAGGTATAGCCCGACGTCGCTGAATGATTCAATCTCTACATTCGTCATCGAGTATATAGACAAATGCAGAGTTACACTATATCTTGCAACCCATTGTTCCGATTCATTCATGAAAGCCAACGGAACAACATTGTCTGCGTAACATGAAGAAATATTGTACTTGCGGTAAAAATCTATGGAAACCCTGTCCCTGTGCAGCATCTCCATGATTTCCGCCCGCGTCCTCGCATACTCTTCTGACCGCCCGGGCCTGGCTGAACAAAAGTCAGCTTGAACCAGCTGCTCCGCCGATCTTGTCACGGTATCGATCAGCCCAGTGTCGCCCGGGGCATGGACCCGCCCGTGCACGTTCGTGCCGTGGCGGACGCTGCCCAGGAAAGAAAGCACGGCGTACTCTTGGCTTTTGGCCGGCAGAGCGGAGACCACGTTCTGCCAGCCGATGACAACCTGCGGCTGCTCCAGCAGCGGGATTTCATTATTCCCTACATATGTAAGGATAAAGTCGTTGACCGCTGACAGCACTTCAGTCGGCATACCCATCGTCCTCGTAGGGTTCGATCATAGGTTCTTCGGGCAGGGCGGCAAGCTTTTCGGCCTCCTCGTGAACCTCGATTTGAAGCACTCCACGTACGGAAACCCACCCCGCCGCCGAAAAATCTTCGACCATGCCGGCCACCAGCCACCACGTGCCGTCGCGGCGGCGGATCAGATCGCCACCGCGTTCAAGGCTGCGCACGATGCCTTGTGGGATAAGGCCTGTTCCGGTTTCGGCAAAAAGATAGATTTTACGTTGGACCTCGGTGCGTGCCGACTCAACCATGGCCTGCAGATCGTCCGCCTTGAAGGACTGGATTTGCGCGGGGAATGAACCGGCCAGGTGGAATTTCGGCACAACAACGCCGCGAATGTTTTCCGCCCCGGCGTTCTGGACGAGCAAAATCTGCTCATCAGGGTGTATGGCGGGAATGATTCCGCGCACGACTTGATGAAGGTTTATGCCGGCCATGTCACTCTACCTCATGCGATATCGCGTGGACTAAAGACCCGGTTTGCTGCAGCGTCCTGCCTACGGCGCCGGGGGCGGTTTGTTGTTTTATCACCGTCGTGGCCGCCGAATTTTCCGGCGGAACGCCGGACGCGATTTTCTGTATGATCGCATCTTCCATTCGCTCCCCGACAAGATCCAGGGCATCGTCAACTTCCCGGCCAGCGTTCAGGGCATCGGCAACATTTTCTACCCACTCGTCCCGGTGTTCCTCATACGTGGACCTGATAAATGACCTCGGCGGGATATTGATTGAGCCAGTGGACTTGCGGAGGTGGATTCCGTAGTTTGCGGCTAAGAAACCCCTCATTTTATCAGTCACCGGAATTGACCCGCCGAATTCCTGAATGGGCGCATAGACCACAACATCCGGCCTGTTTATCACGCCGGCCTTGACCGTTCCGCGCCCTGCCCATCTTTGCAGGCGTGAAAGGATGGCATCCCATCCTTCTAGCTCTACCGTTACCCCCACGGATGAAACCGCCTTTCGCCGTAGTACCGGCCACCAATGGTAAACTTCTTGATAGCCTGCCAATAGCTCGCCCCGCATGGCGTTTGCGTGAAGTACTCGCCGTTCAGGGATTTTGGCACGGCAAACTGGGCGCTGACCGTGCCCTCCGTGGCCCCTGTGGTAGGCCCGGCCTGATTGGCCGGGCGCAGGGCAAGGGAGGCAAGGTGACAGACAAGCAGCCAGAGCAAGACTTCCCGCGTTTCGGTTTTCGGCGGGTCATACGGAATCGGCGACGACTCGGTATTGTCGCACATCAGTTCCGCGACCCTGAAGGCCTGCTTGAGCTGCCCGTCGGTCAGCTGCCCGTCAAATTGCGGGTATGCCTCCCGCCATGCCTGAACGTCAAAAATGACGACGGCCATTAGATAGCCGCCCCCTCCATCGGCTCAGATCTGGTATTCCGGCCCGCGCCCTCGACCTCGACAGGCTCAAGGCCATGGCGCAATTCAGCCTTTTCATCCGCCTCTGCCCGTACGTCCTGGCCTTTCCCATGCGCGAAAATCAAGCCGTTTTTAAAAACCTCGAGGCCGCTGTACAGCGTCTTGATCTGCTCCCAGTCGGCTGCCTGAATCGTCGTCAGGCCGAAACCGCCGCGAGGTAACTTCCCCATAGGCATGCCGACCAAGTTTGCGGCATTGCCGTTAATGACAACGCTCCGCTTTCCACCGTCAAGCATGAAACGGATTCCATGGGGGTGGCACAGGGCCACGGTGACAGTTTCGCCGCCGTTGCCCTGCGCCACCTTCTTCTCGGAGGACGGTTGAGACGGGATATATACTGCATCAGTCTTCTTTTTTCTGGCCATTTCTTTGCCCTCTCTCTACTTCGTTTTTTACATGCCGGTCATGCTGGCAATCGCGAAAGGTTGAAGGATCACGCCGCCGTAGGTGGATGAGACAAACTTCTGGCGGAAGCTCGACATATCGGCAACGATGCGCCCGGCCATCAGTTTTTCTCCAAAACCAATATAACCGGTCGGCGTCCCATTGACCTCGGAAGCAAGCAGCAGCACGGTTTCGCCGGCGCCGCTGTCACCAAGCTCAGGCACGACGACGATGGTCAAAGCACCAAAAAACTTGCGGAGCATATCCAGGACAGAGACGTTGAAATCCGTCGCGGCGCCTAAAAACACGTTCATCGCGGGACTCAGGCACAGCTTCAAAGGCGAATTTTGGTCGATGACGCCCTGGCTCTGGGAAGAAAGCTCGGCAAAGAGAAGGAGCAGATCGTCGTAGATTTGCTTCGTGTTTTTATCGCTCCACTTCCGGGAATTGCCCACGCCCGTGGCCGCAGCCGTGATGCTTGCCGGCAAATTCGGGTCGTTGAGAATGCCATAAATCTCGCGCCCGGCCACGCCCAGCAAGGCGAATTTGTTGCCGTCGATGTCGAGGACGTGCGCTGCAGCCTGTTGTTTCTGCGAGGCAAGATTGATTTTAGCAACGCCGGAAACGGCCGTTTCGAGGTCGCCATACTCGATGCTGGTCTGGAAAAGGTACTGCGCGCGCGTGGCCCATTCGCTGTTCACACCGCTGGTCGTGCCATTGGCGTTATCAGAGTACGGCTGGCTTTTGCCCGTGTATTCGTCCATGCGCCACTTGCTGTAGCTGGTCGTCCAATCCCCTTTCTTCTGCTCCGGAAAAATCTCCCTCGCTCTGCGGGGGGCGGTCAGGATCTCGACCACGGTGGGATCGATATATGCCAAAAACTCCGCGGGAACGCTGGAATTCGGCGCGGTGATCAAGGCCGCGTCGCGGGCAAGGGCGTTCTTATCGCCCGTCATCCAGGCACGCGCCTGTGGAAACACGAACCCATACTGGCGTGCCTGCTCAAAGCTGATATCTTTAGACATTTTCTAACTCCTTATTCAGTGAGGTCAGAGCTATATTCGAGGCCGTCGCCACCGCTGTTGACCTTGAGAACCTGCCCGGCGGAGCCAAGCTCGCTCAAGCCAGTACCGCCATTCTCAATAGACACCGTGCCGGAAAGCTGGGTGGCATTGATCGTCGCTGCGGAAATCGCGGCAGAAATATCGCCTGAAGCTGCGCCTACCTGATCGGCCCAGTTGCTGATCACGATCAAATCATTTGCGGCCCCGGCGGTCTTGACTCGCCAAGTCGTCTCCACATAGCCGTCAATGTCCGCCCCGCTGGCGCCAGTCTTGATCGAACCGTCGGTGGAGCTAGCAAAGACGGCCTGCCCGACGCTTGCCGCGGTCAACGTCTTAACCCAGTAATCGCCCCTGAGAGCTACGGTGACAGTGGCTCCGGCGGGGATTTTCATCGATGCGCCGGACTTCACGTCATAATTGAAATAGCTCAAGTTCCGGCGGGCAAGGCCAAGGAGCGCAACGCCGCCGGGCTTGCACTGAGTCTCAGCGTCCGTGCCGGCAAACACAAAGCAGCCGACCTCGCAATCAGCCTCGGCCGTGAAGTTCATCGGCTGGTAGATGCTCTGATCAGGAGTAGCAGGGTCACCCGCAACGCCCGGAGCGACGTATAAATTCACTTGTTTCTGGAAGCCCATATCTGCTACCTCCTATTATTCGGCAACATAGATTTTGGAGAGATGTGCAAAAGGCCCAGTCTCAGGAATGGGTTTGCTGTCAGCCGCAAACGGCATGGCCTTCAAAGACGCGGCTTCGCGGATGAGCATATCAACCATCCCGGCATAGGCTTTCGGGTCATATGCGCCAGCCTGCACGCCCGATTGCTCAAGAGCATTTTTGTAAACGGCCTCGGCGGAATCGAACGCCATGGCGTCCATTTCGCCCACCAGCGGGCGCACCTTCCTGCAGGCTTCGCTGACAGAGCGCATGCGGGCCATGGCATCGGCCGTGGCCTGGGCGCGGATGGAATCGGCATCGCTGGCAGTCAAGACCTTGCGTTTTGCCAAAGCTTTATCAGCCGCGGCTTCAACGTCCACAGGCTCGGCAACTTCAACGATGGGGGCGGACGTTTCAAAAATCACGCGGATTTTCTCAATCTGCTCAACAGTCAAGCCAGGAACGAGCTTGACAATTTCATCAAGCAGGCCGGCATTCGTATCCTGCCCGCAAGCATCCTCGGCCTTTTTCAGCCCCTCGCTTTCATGCTCGCTGTCAAGCTTTTTCGGCTCGGCCTTTTCGACTTCCTCGCCGTACTTCACACCCTCTGCAAAGGCCTTCTGCTCGCCCTCGGTTTCATCGCCGGCGAGCTTGCGTGAAGCCATGTCCAAAAGAACCTTAGAGAATTTCTCTAATTCTTCTTCAGGCAGCTTCTCGCGCATTTCGGCTGAAAGTTCTTTGAGCTGCTCCACGTAGCTCTCATCCTCTGCGATATCCACGACTTCGCCGGTCAACGGATTGACGCGGTGCAGGTCAATGATCGCCTGTGCGAGATCAACCTCCTGCTGTTCAACGCCAGCATCGTCCTTCGCGCCTTTGAAAAGATTTTTTAAGCCCATAGCGGCCTCCTTCTTTGTCATCTCTTTTGGCAGCGAGTCCGCTACGAGGACATCGTGCCCCGCCCGGCCAGACTCGACCAGGGCGACGTGGTTCCCACGGATTTTGGTCATCTTAAAATCGAAAGGCTGGGCGTCAACAATGCCCGCCTCAAAAACCGGCTCATACCAATAGCAACATGATAGTTCCCTGATCGTCCCGTCATTTATATGGTCAATCGCGGCCTGGTCCCACACGACCAGAGGCGCATCAAGGTAAGGCTCCGACCACGCGGCCGGCATGCCCACGGTGCCCACGCGGTGCGCCTTCTGTGGCTCAACCGCGCTGTCCACATGGTGCTCGACCTGCAGGGGCAGGCCTTCCCACGTGGATACTGACTTTTCAAGCTCCTCCGGGGATCTCCATCCATGATAGATTTTATCAGGCTCAAGGCCGCGCTCCTGCCAGCCCGGAATCTCCCGGCCATAGTACGGGGCCACCTGTGCTTTCGAAATGTGTGATTTTTCGACGTGCAGATAGCCGTTATCGTCAACAGACCTGACTGTGGCCTTATCAAATGCAAGAATTTCTTTAGACATCTCCAAACTCCGGAATCACACGGGTGTATGTGCATCTGCAAGCGATCAGCTGGCCGGGCAGGACGTACTCACCTACATCCGGGTCATAGATACCCTGGTTCAGCGGAAACCTCTCGCCATTCATAGCAACATGGCTTGCCCGGCTCGTTTTCAAGCCGGGCAAGTGAACCCAGATACCCTCGGTGATTCCCAGCTGATTATCCCGCGCCCTTTGAACCGTTTGGCAGGCTTTGTCCATTTGGTCCCGCGCCACCAAGGCCGCCCGGCGTTCAGTCATATCAAAGCGCTCCTCAAGGGCGTTTTTGACGTACTGCACATCGCGGCCCTGTTTCAGGCCGTCAACGATGATATCCTGGACCTTGTCAAACTCGGTCGCGGCAACGCTTTTCAGGAGGCTGACATTTTCGCCAATGGCCGCCATCACGGCCTCGTCCAGCAATTTCGAGGCGTCGAACTTGACGGCAAAACCGGAATCCCGAAAGGAATTCAACAACGCCCGGTCAGTAGTTTTCTTGACTCTCAAAATCGCGTCCTCGCAAAACCACTGAACAAAACTTTCCCAGCGCCTCTCCCAGCCCGTCCTTTCCCGGCCGAAAAGAAGCAAAATGTCAGGCAACGGGGATGCGTCGGAAGCCGTCTCGCCCCTCCAGGCCGATAGCACGAATCGCGAAATTCCTTTGTTGACGCGCCTCAGCTCAGCAAGCAGCCTTTTCTCCATGGCCCTGGCGACGCCGATATTGAGTGAAATTGGCCTGAGTTTCTTCATGTCGGATACCCGTCATTAAAGGCCCAAATCGCGTATGCCCCTAGAATCGCTCAGATTGCGTTTTAAGAGGCCGTTTTTTGGGACGTATAAACATAAGGGCAACCCTTCTTCATGCGAATGTCGGGCATTCTCGCAAAAGCTGTTTTTAGACATTTTCTTGATTTTGTCTTAGCTTTGCAAGTTCTTCGGGCGTTCCCGCGGTGCCAATTATCGCCATGGCAACTTCTTCAGACACCGGGAACGCGGCCATCAGGATCGCCAATCCGCTATCCCTCGGAAGCTCGCCCAGGGCAACTTTCGTAACGATGTCAACCATGCTTGCGACCTGCGCGCCGTTGAGGGCGACCTGTTCAAGGCTTTCGGCCTGGTCTTTCGGCCGCGCCATCGCTTCAGGAATCTCAGCCTCTGGGTCAACATACCCACCCTCGCCATGCAGGTCCTCGCCCTCGGCCGGCATCTCGTACTCGACATCTGAAACATCAAGGCTGGCAAAGCCTGAATCGGGATCGCCCGCGAGGCGCTCTCTGCATTCCTCGGGGCTTACCACACCGCGGTCAAGCAGCATCGCCATGGTCTCCGCCTGCGTTTTCTGCGTCATGGCTTCGGCCGCCCGGTCGGCTTCAGAAAGGGCCGCGAAATCAAAAGTCAGAGCCGGGTCAACTTGCCCGAAAAGGCGGATTTGCAGGATTTTCAGGATTGTTTCCAGAGCTGGCCGCAAGATTTTCTCTTGCTGGCTCAAGATGTGATCATAGTAATTCCGAATGTCGCTCTCACCCGTGGCATTGAAGCCAGCCGGGGAAATCCCTAATAACTTGACGGCGGGAGTCCGGTTCATCGCGGCAAGGATTTCAAGTGATTGCCTGACAATATCAGTGACACCTGAAAGCGGTGTCTCGAGCTTCAAGATTTCTTCTGAGTCTTTATCGATAACTTCCACGCCGTCATTGCTTCTGTGCCTGACCAGAAGGGCAACGCGCCGATCAAGCTCATCAAGGCCGCCTTGCTGCGTTATCGTTTCCGCCATGGACGTTTTCATTACTGTCAGCGAAAATTTTCCGATCAAGCGCTGAGATGCGACGCGGACATCGTTGAAATGGCAAACATAATCCCACAACAGCTGGCTCTGAGAGATCCCGAGGAAATTGTAGCATGGCTTCAGTAACGTCGGGACCTCATTTGCAACCAGGCGCAAAAGGCGGCTGGCATGCACTTCCTGACCAAGGATCCACCACGTCCTCGGGCGGAAGTAATCTTCCCTGAGCGGGGACGTGCTGTTATAAAGGCCGGGAAAAACATTCATCGGGTCAATAGGAACGAACCTCAAAACCCTGTCGCCGCGCAATTCCGTAGAGTACTCGCTCACGTTCAACGGCGTTTTCAGGCGCTCGGGGTCTGATTCCCCGGTGTCGATGTAGACGAGGCAGCCCCCGAAATAGCCTACCATTTCCGCCGCATCGTGAAAAATTTTCTGCAAATTCAGGCGCGTCATCTCAGACGAAACGCGCTCAAGCCTGTCGTCATCCCCGCCATCACCTTCCCTTTTCAGAGAAATCCAGTTCCGGGTCATGTCGTCGGAAACTGTTTCTATGCATGCCCTGATCATTCCGTTTTGGGAAATTTGCTGAAGCGTGCCGTACCCCAAAAACGAACTCTGCGGCAGCTGGCCCATAGCAAAGCTGTGCTGCAACAACGAATACACGCCCGAATCTTCAAGCTGGCTGTCACAGGCAAGCCAGACCTTCTCAGGCGTTCCTAATGTCCTCGGCGGCGCGTACTGCTCTCGCACCTGGGCAAGCGTCAATGGGACCCTGACCGGAAGCACCTCCACGGCGGCCGGGGAAACATGCAGGCCGCCGCTTTGGCCGGAGGGACGGGCAATGGCGGGCCCGCTGCGGCGTTTAGACTTACTCATGCAAAAACTCTCCCCTTTTGTAAGACTTTCTGCCGCATAATATCTGGCAGGATATGCAGGCCAGGCCTGCGTTCCATGTCGCGCAAGGCCTGCGTGGTAGCGTCCACCTGATCGTCGTGGGCGGCGCTGGGAAACTGAGTCAACTCGGCGATGTAATCCTTCACCCATGGGCAGACTTGCGGATGCGGGATATAGACGTTCCCGGCCTCGAAAAGGGCAGTTACCGCATGCGCCCTCGCTGTCTTTGAGCCGTCCGGTTCCACTGGCACAAGGCCTGAAACCGTGTGCTTCAGGGCATCGATTACCGCCGGGCCGTTTGCCTTGTCCTCAACTAATTTCCGCGTCGCCTGTGGCCATTTCATAGCAAGCCCTTTCAGGGCGGCTATGGTTTCCGTGAAGCCCATCCGGCCGCGCACCTGGTCGAGAAGGAAACGGTCTGCGCCTGAACGCCCCCATACCTGGCCTACTACGAAATCATTCGTGGCCCCGTCTTTGAAGGCCAAATCCCAGCTCATCAAAACCCTGTCCATTTTTGGCAGGCTTTGCGGCGTCCAGAATTTCAGCCATTCCTGGAGAAAAATCGCCCCGCCTTCCGGCGTGGGATGTTGCTGATACAAGGCTTCCCAGTCCCGCGTGCCGATAGCGGCCTTGATAGCCAGCAGCTTGTCAAGAGGATATCTTTCAGGGTGCAAGGCCTCGCCGGCCTTGCGGTATCTTTCGTCCGCCTCGGCGATGGCCGGGAAATTCACCACTTGCCATGCATCGCCCTCGCCCGCCCGCGTGGCCTCAAGCAAGCGGCCTGACAAGTCGTCTTGATGCCAACGCGTATTGATGACGATGATCCCGCCGCCGGGGGAAAGCCGCGTGTACAGCGTGGAGGTGTACCATTCCCAGATTTTATCCCGCATCGTCTCCGAATCAGCATCGGCGCGGCTCTTGAACGGGTCATCAATAATCGCTATATCGCACCCCATTCCCGTAATGCCGCCGCCCACGCCCGCTGAACGATAGCCGCCAGAATGGCCCACGATCTCAAAAATGTCAGAGTTCCTAAGAAAGTTACCGCTCGCAACGGTGCGTATATTTTTGCCCGACAGGCGGGTTTCCGGAAAAAGCTCTACGTATCCAGGCGTTTCGATGATCCGCTGAATATCCCGATTCATACGGCTCGCAAGGTCAGCCCCGTATGAAGTCCCTATGATCTGCATGTCAGGATAGCGGCCCAGGGCGTATGACGGGAAACGGCGGCTGGCCAGCTCTGACTTTCCGTGGCGCGGAGGAACGGTCAGCATCAAGCGCGGGCTTTTTTTATCCGCTACGGCGGTCAGGAACTTTTCAAGCACGTCGCAAATTTCCCTATGCACCCAGCCCATTTCATAGGTAGGCATGGTCGCCAGCACGAATGCCGCGAAGCTATGGCGGGCAAGTTCAGTCTTCAACGCCCGAAAATCCTTCTCAGTCAACGGCTTTTCCCCTAAACGCGGCTAAGGCCAGCTTTGAAAGTTCCTCGGCTGAAAACTTTCCGAAATCAACCTTGACAGAATGCTGAGCCGGCGGTGTCATTGAGCCATCGCTTGACGTATGGTCAACCCGCTGCGTCTCACGCCAGCCCATCTGCGTTTTCGCCCAGAAAATCAGGCTCGCCGTATCGCCGTCCTCGACGGCCTTTTTGTAGAGCCTTTCCCCTACTTTCGCATTTGCCTTGACTTTTCCGCGCTTCCATGCCTCGCTGTACAAGCGGGTCAAAGTTTTGAAATTCATACCCAAAACGAGAGCAATATCTTCCTGGGTAATGCCTACCGCGGCCATGGCCTCGACTTGTCTAGCTTCCTTTTCGTCATATAGCTTAGGTTTTGGTCCGGGGCGTGCCATAATTCTACTCCTCTCCAAAGCTGACTTTCCCGACCTTTTCAGCAGCCTTTTTCGGGTCGCCTTTGACAAAAATCAAAACGTTCTGATGCGTCTTTCCCAGCTTCCGAGATGTCTCAAAAGCCTTTTTGCATCGCACGGCCAGCGAGCACACCTGAGTGACAAGGACGGCATCGTTATAAAAAGCCGCGCCGGCATCGGAAAACGCCTTGACCGTATCAGCGACAAACTCGTAATAAATCCCTTTCTTGTCCCTGACTTCTCCCACCACGAAGCACAAAAAGCTGTCGTCGGCCGCGATTTCCACGCATTGAGAAACGATGCCCCGGTAGGCTTTCAAGAACTCATAGTATGTCATGGTCGACAGGTCGGCCGGGTCATCGCTGTACCTTTCAAGGTCTGCGTACGGCGGGCAGCTGAAAACAAAATCAGCCCGCGCGCCTTTCAGGATTTCGCCCAGGCGGCGGCTGTCGCCCGTATGCCAAACCGGCATCGGGTCGCCGCAAATCACTTGCGCCTGCTCGCGGTTCGATTGAACTTGTTCTTCACGCAGATCCACACCCACGTATTGACGGCCCAGCTGCGAGGCCACGATGCCGCGCACTGAGCCGCCGGCAAAGGGGTCAATCACCAGGCCGCCGGGCGGGCAAAACCAGCGATATGCAAGTTCACATAAAACGGGGTCAAAAACGCTTACGGAAACGCACGCCCCCGCGCTGAACTTTTTTACGTGATCCTTGATTTGCAGTGCGCTCTCATACCCAAACTGGTCGCCGTCCCGCCCCTGTTCGCTCTTGATTCCCAAAGACAGCCACTGTTCTTTCCGGTTGCACCACCACCCATCGCGGGCTGAAAGCACGGAAAAAGGTGGCGCGCCGAATTGGTCCGACAGGCTCATCTTTTCACGGTCAGGCTTTTCGGCCTCCGACCCCAAAAGGTCATCAAGACGGGGCGCGTCAAGGCCGGTCAGGCTCAGGTCAAGCCCCATTTCGAGAATTTCTTCAAGCTCTACCTTAAGAAGCTCGTCATCCCACTCAGCCCAGTTTGCTGACTGATTCGCAAGAATCCTGAACGCCTTAACCTGAGCGGCTGAAAGCTCATCCGCCAGCACCACCGGAACCTCTGTCAAGCCAAGCTTCCGGGCGGCCTTCAGGCGCAGATGGCCGTCAACCACGGAGCCATCCGACCGGGCGACGATTGGAATCCGGAAGCCGAATTCCTTGATTGCGCCGGCCATGCGGTCAACTTGTTCGTCGTTCTTTCTAGGATTCCGGGCATACGGGATAAGCCGGTCAATCTTCCAGGTCTCCATTTTGAGCGCCATAATCAACCCCGTCGCGCCTTTGCCACCGTTTCAAAATCCCGCCCGTCAGGCTCCAGGGTGGCCTTTCTACCGGTAAAATTCTGCCAACGCTTCACAATCACATCGCAATAGTGTGGTGACAGTTCCATCATACGGCATACACGGCCGGTCTTTTCACAGGCGATCAGCGTGGAGCCGGAGCCGCCGAAGAGGTCAAGGACGGTTTTCGCATCAGGAAACTCACTCAAAATATCCTCAAACAAGGAAACAGGTTTTTGAGTAGGATGCACACGCTTCCGGCCCTCAACGGCCTTATCACCCTCTCTGCATACTCCAGCCCATAGTCTCCTGAACAAACGCGCGCTGTCATCGTTACTTACCCAAGCCAATTCGCATTGGGCAAAATCAACCCCATCAGGCATTCCTTTATCCCAAACAAACCAACACCGTGAAGGCGGCAGGAAATCTGTAAAATAGTTTCCGCCAAAAATTACTTGAATGTCAGTACATTTTTGAGCAATAGCAAACATGCTTCGTGCTGTTTCCGTTGTATCGTCCCCTATAATGGGCTGATACAAAGTCACCCCGGCTTTCGACTTTGAATATTCTCTGTGTGTCGTACCAAACTTGAAAGGACTTGCAGCGCCTACTGTTCCACCCTTGACAATATTCACCCCGTACGGCGGGTCAGTTAGCAGTAAATTACACCTTTCCTGCAGAGTAAGAGCGTCAATATCCGTTACCGTCGTGCTATCCCCGCACATCAGCCGGTGCCTGCCAAGAAGCCATATATCGCCAGCACGCGTGATCGGATTTTCTTCAACCGCGGGGCATTCATCCGCATCGCCTGAATCACTAATATCCGGGCTGTCCAACAGACGATCAATCTCAGGCGCGTCAAGGCCGGTCAGGCTCAGGTCAAGCCCCATTTCAAGGATTTCTTCAAGCTCAACTTTAAGAAGCTCGTCATTCCACTCAGCCCAGTTTGCTGACTGATTCGCAAGAATCCTGAACGCCTTAACCTGAGCGGCTGAAAGCTCGTCTGCCAGCACCACCGGGACTTCTGACAGGCCGAGCTTTTTTGCGGCCTTCAGGCGCAAATGGCCGTCAACTACGGAGCCGTCCGACCGTGCAACAATGGGAATCCGGAAGCCGAATTCCGTGATAGCCCCGGCCATGCGGTCAATCTGCTCGTCATTTTTCCGGGGGTTCCGCGCATACGGGATAAGCCTGTCAATCGGCCATGTCTCCATTTTGAGCGCCATAATTTTTATACTCTCCGTTAATCTGCGGCATTCCTGCGCCCACGCCGCTTTGGCGCGGGCTGTTCCGCCTGCGCGGGCGTCTCGCACATCTCGTCAATCTCGTGGTCCACCCGGCACCTCGCATATACGATCAAGCGGCGCAATCTTTCTGGAACAGGAAGGCCTAGACGCACCATATGCGTCATGCAGCTGATCGCATCCGTAGCAACCAGGTATGACACGAAAAGCTCCAACAGCGGGGTATCCCATCCGAGAGACGTCGAGACCGTCGAGTCCACAGCTCCGACCAGGATGATATAGAGGCAGTAGCAAGGGATTTTCAGCACGCCCCTGCCAAGCTTCCGGCACGAAAACCGCTTGCGCTTGATGCTCTCGGCCAGACCAAAGGCCAGATCAAGCGCAAGCAAGCCAATCAGCCACCCAAAGAGCACGGGTTCAGTCCCGAAGAAGGCGCTGACAGCCGCAAGCGCCCCCTTGAACTGCCACCCCTGCACCAATTCGGTCAGGTAGTACCATGCTGCACCGAGGTGCGATGTAGATGCAGGATCAACCATCTCTGTCACACTCGCGCTCATACGCGCACCTTGGTCACTTTCCCCACGCTTGTGCTCATTTCTTCACCCTCGCGTAGAAAGACCTCAAAGCTGCAAGGTCGGAGTTCTTGCGCCTGATTTCCCACTCATCTTCTTGAAGCACACGTGCCATATCACCTACTGTGGAGATACCTGAGCGATCAGGAAGGCGCAGATCCTTCAGAAGCTCTCCCGGCGGCATCTCAGCGCCTGTATGCCTCGCCGCGCAACCGCCTGCACACATCAGCAGGCACAGGGATAGCAGACCACTCGCAGTGCTCAGTGAGCACCTTTTCCATACCTTGCCTTTCAGTGAACGCCTGCGCATCGATCTTTCCCCTCTCCTGCATGGCCTCGGCCAGGGCAGCCGCCCTGGCTTCCGCCGCAACCCTGTCAGTCTCGGAAATTTCAATTTCCGCCTTCAGCGTCGATATCCGCGATTCTTCCACGTATCCCACCACGGCGGCCCCGGCCAGGGCTGCCAGCACGATCAGGCTTTTTGTCATAGCACCTCCGCCAAAAGCTGGCCTTCGATGCGCCTGCGTCCTTCATACTGATTCCGGCCTTTGAAACCGTGGATCAGCTCCTCGGAAGCGCTCAGCCAATTCCGCGCTGTCAGGAAAGCCCATGTCTTAGGCGCCCGACGCTTCACACCTGAGCACCCAAGCTGGTAGCAGATCGAGAAAACGACTGCCTGAGCCTGAAGCGGTATATCCTCGAACGAGATGCCTGAAGCCTTCTCATAGCAAGGCCGGATATAGCGCTCCAATTCCCCGCGATGCACGCAGTCATCAAGCTCCTCGGCCTCGGCCTCGGTGATTGACAGCGGCGCATTCGCAAGCACGCGGATTGCGTGGTAGCTGCTGCGGCACAGATACGGCTTGAGCTTCCGAATCAGATCTTCGCCAACCCCATAGCCCCTGAGTTCCTCGTCATCCGTCTGGCCAAGATCGACGCCGGTGGCCACTGTCACCCCCGAAACGCCAATCACGCTGTACCTAGCAGGGTCCTGATTCGGCCGGCCGTAAAAATTCCCCGGCCTGCACGGGATATAGCCAACGGTTTGGCGCGGGCCTTCAACGCCGTCCCTGTTTAGAAACTTTCCAATATATTTGATATCGATCATCTTGCACCTCTCTGACCGTCGGATACATCACGCAAAAAGAGCGTCAAGATCGCCGGTAAAACTCGAAACCCCGTGGATCTGCTTCCATACCGCCCGGCACCTCGAGCACCGGTAATCCGGCGTGGGCCGCCCGCAATCATGGCAGACGCGCCCCGAAGCATCGCCCGCCGCCGCTTCCATGCGGAATTCGCGCCGGCATGCGGGCGAGCAGAAAGCGTCATCGCCCCGCCCCAAAAATTCCTTCCCACACTGCACGCATTTCCGGCTTGACATGGCCATGCCTGCCTCAAGCCGCGCATCCTCTTCCGCATGGCCACCCCGGCTGCGACACAGCCGGCAACAGTATTTCTGGCTCGCGGCGTTCTTCACGAATTTCTTCCCGCAATGGCTGCAAATCCCTTCCCCGTGATCTCTCATGGAACTTACCCCCTTGCAGACAGGTATTCCGTTATCTCCTGCCTGGCTTCGACCCATGAAAAACAAATGACGGCCCTGTACCCCATTGAAGATAATATTGAAATCAATTCCTTTTGTTCTTTCGATGCACGCCCTTTTTCCGTCTTCATTTCAATGTACAGACCATGAAAATCATTATTCGGCACGGCAAGGCATAAATCAGGAATGCCTTTCCTTACGCCTTCCGCCTTCAATCTTGCGCCGGTTATGCAATCCCGCGCGCCGCCGTTAGGTATTGCGAACAAAAGGCTTTCAGGCACGCCATATTTTTGGCATTCAAGGCTCCACCAGCGTATCAATGCCACCTGATGCTGATGTTCAGTCGGCATATCTTCCCCTCCTTTTGCTAACCACAAAAACATTATAAGGGGAAAGGAAGAAAATGCAAACGAAAGGCAAAAATAATACCGTAAATATAATCCGCATATTGGATTATATTTACGGTATGGGTATGCCTTGAAAAAAGTTTTTCCGGCAGCGTGGGCGCGGGCGGAACAAAAACGGTCAGGCGCAGGCCATTTCCGTTTTTCACCCCTGAATGTTTCAAAAAAGAGGGGTAGTAGGGGGGTACTACCCCCCCTACTACCTACCTACTACCCCCCTCCTACCCCCCTTCCTTCTCTCTCTTATTATATACTTATTAGATACCTCTTCTCTTAAGGCAGGCCTGACCGGCCTGCAGGCCGCGTGAAAACGGTCAGGCGCAGGCCGTTCCTGTTTTTTACCCCCCTGAATGTTTCAAAAAAAGAGTGGGGGGTAGGGGGGGGGGACTAGCCCCCACCACCC